AAAGAAAGTTAAACGTTTCTAAACTAGGATTTCAACCTGCTATCAACACTAGTGGGGGTATTAATAAACATAGATTTGGAGAGCATAACTTACCAGTACTTAAGTCTAAATTTAAAGACAGTACTGTGTATCCTCATACCGTAAGAGATTTTGTGTTCGGTAAGCCTATTATTTCAACAGGAGACTTTATGGGGAAGTACAGACAGTTTGAAAATTTAGATTTATTTCTTGAAAAATATAAAGAAATAGATTATGTAGTTGCTATGAGAGGTCATGGTCAAATGATAACGATAGGTATGAATATACCTGGCATATATTTAAGCACGCAAGATAAAGTAAGAGACTTTTCAATTGAAAATGGATTTGAAGATTACAATGTTGATATGACAGACGAGTTCTGGTTTGAAAAGCTAGAGAACTATATGGACAAACTCACAGAACATAAATCTAAGTACCTAAAAGACTGGTATGAGATTAGAGATGAGTTTATAAAAAAATGTCACGATATAGATGAAAAGTGGTTTAAAGAAAAATTTAACAGATGGAGTGCATAATTTGTAACGGTAGTCTAAATAGAATTCAATATAAGGTAGATAGATGTACTAACTGTCAACATACCTATATCAGATACGACGGTGACGGATTACATTATCATAAGACTCTCTATCGTTCAGAAGGTCATGACGGTACTCGAGGAGGAGGCGAAGTAGTAGATGGTAAATTTACAGATACGTTTCATCAAAGGAGACATGGTATTTGCCTAAATAGAATTAAGTTCTTAGAACCTATACTTAATAATGTAGACAGTATATTAGACATAGGTGCAGGTGGAGGAACTTTTCTTAATATGGTTAAAGATAGAGTTAATTTAGCTGAAGGGACTGAAATAAGCGATATATGTAATAGTAATTTGTCTAGCGATGGCTATAAAATTTACCATGGAGCGTTTACTCAAATGAATATAAAAAAGACCTACGACTTAGTAACTTGCTGGCATGTGTTAGAGCATATAGAAAACCTAAAAGACTTTCCTAAAAAACTTTACGACGTTACAGGTAAGTACGCAGTATTAGAAGTGCCTATCAACAGACACTTAAGGAATCCAGATAATAATTTTGATGGACATTTTCATTACTTTTCTGAAAAATCTCTACGATTATTATTTGAAGATTTATTTACTGTAGACTATATAAAAGACGGTGTACAGAAGCCATGTTTACAAATTAGATTAAGTAAGTAATGAACTTTCAAAAAAAATATACAGGCAGAGATATCTTAATAATAGGAGGTGGAACATCTACATTAGATAGGAACTGGGATAAGTTAGTTAATGATAAAACATATATATGGACTTGTAACGACTTTTTTATGAACGAAAAAGTTTGTAATAAAAATATAGATCTCTTTCAATTAGGATGGACCACAGATTTAAAAGACCCAAGACTACTTAATAAGTTAAGAGAAAACAAACCTTTTACTTATTTCGAATATGATCATTATAAGAGTAAATGGAAGGAACCTCAATTTAAAGAGTTCCAGCAGAGTATAGGATATGCTGTTCCTGGTATGAATATTCCGATGGGAGATTTATATACTAGACCTGCACAGAAATCAGGAGCAATGTTTAGATTAATTTTACTTGCTCTACAGACATATGCAAGGAACATATACTTTGTTGGGTTTGATGGGTTCAATAAAGACTTTAGTAATGCTCATGCATTTACTGGTCATGTAGGATTAAAAGATACTGATACGAGAAGAGATTATTCAGGAACACCGTTATCGTATGTGACAGTCTTTCTTGATGCTTATGAAGCATTAGCCAATAACGAGACATGTAAGAGATTACAAAACTTAGGAGAAGGATTAGACTATAATTTAGGATCAAGGATAAGCAAAAGATTCTTTCCATTAAGACCAGAAGTTTATGAAGCCATTAGATAGTATAGCGATTGTAATCCAAGCAAGACTTAATAGTCAAAGAGTACCTAAGAAGATGATTAGACCATTTGCTGGTACTACTTTATTTGATTTAGTATTAGATAAAGTCATAGAAGCTTTACCATCTAAACAAGAACATATTTGGGCATCAGTATATGAGCCAGAGCTGTTTGATATTGCAATGAAAAAAGGTATCAATATTTTTAACAGAAGTAGAATATCAGCCAATAATGATGACTCTCTTCAAAAGATTTACGAATGGCATGATAAACTTCCTTCTGAGTACAAGTATGTTATGCTAGTTTCTGGTTGTAATCCATTGCTAAAGCCTGAGACTATTAGAGAGTTTTACAATCAATTAGTTAAACAAGAAGAAGAAAATTTATTTGCTGTCATGGAAAAGAAACAATACTATTGGAACAAAGAAGGTTCATTAGTAACACCATGGCCAGCAGATCAAACTATTATGAATACAAAAGCAGTAGAACCTACATACGAAGCTGCTCATGTACTTTATGCATCCAGATTAGATATTATTAAAGATAATAGGTTCATGGGAGACTTTCAAGCTCCTGGTGGTATAAAATTATTTAAGATGGATGAGTTAGAAGCATTTGATATAGATTACGAATGGCAGTTTGAAGTAGGAGAGAAATTATATAATATGAATTTATGATATACTGGTTTACAGGACAGCCATGTGCTGGCAAGACAACTCTAGCAGATAAACTAAAAGAAAGATTACCTAATGCTTTTAGAATAGATGGTGACGACATAAGAGAGTTACTTTCTAACAAAGATTATTCGATTAAAGGTAGAGTAGAAAACGTAAGTACTGCACAACGCATTGCCCACTATCTACATAACCAAGGACATGATGTAATCGTATCTTTAGTAGCTCCCTACATTGATCAACGAGAAGATTTCAAAAAACTTATCGGTATTGAGAATATGGTTGAATTCTACGTTCATACTTCTGAACCTAGAGAAAGAGATCATTTTAAAGCAATTGCATATGTCCCTCCAGTTTCTAACTATATAGATATCGATACTACTCATGATACCCCAGAACAGAGCTTTGAGATAATTAAAAAATGGATTTATTAATGGAAAAGAAAAACACTTACTTTGTAGATATAGACGGAACTATATTTATATATAGAAAATTTGAAACATATACTGAGACTGATGCTCAGGTTATTAAAGAGTCAAAACAGTTCTTGCAAAAAGTTAGAGATGAAGGACATACTATAATCCTAACTACAGCTAGACCAAAAAGTTTAAGGTTACATACTGAGTATGAACTTAATGTCAATAATATTCCTTATGATGAATTGATAATGGAGATAGGAAGAGGACCTAGGTATTTAATCAACGACGTAGACCCTAAAAAACCAGATCAGTTAAGAGCAATCGGCTGGAATTTAGTTAGAGATGCAGGTATAAAAGGAAACAAATGAAAAAGTATAGCTTATTTATAGGACGTTGGCAACCTTGGCATGATGGTCATCGATGGTTGATTGATCAAAGATTAAAAGAAGGTAAGCATGTTTGGATAGCAATCAGAGATGTAGAGCCAGATGAAGATAATCCTTGGACAGCTCAACAAATACTTATGAATTTAGAGTATAGATTAGGTGAGCTTATTCAAGAAGGTAAGATACGTATCTCTATTATACCTGATATTGAATCTATTAACTACGGTAGAGGAGTTGGATACGAAGTTATTGAACACGTTCCCCCAGATGATATAAAAGAAATATCAGCTACTAAGATTAGAAAACAAATGAAAAATGACGGTGAGCTAAAATGAAAATTTTAATTCTACACACACCTAGAGTTGGTGCTACCTCTCTAATGGAATCTCTTGCTAAGGAACACAATGCTGTTGCTGTTAAGAATCCAATTAGTGAAGTTTTTACTGATGAGAACATACCTTGGGAAGAAGAAAACTTAGTAGTTAAACAAGATATGTTGTATCCCTTAGGTAATAAGTACGATGTAGATAGTGATAAAGTAAATTTTTATACAGAGTTAGCTGGTAAATTTGATATAGTTAGATTAATAGTACGAAATGATTTAGTATCACAGGCAGAAAGCTTTGGGTATATGTTGGATAATCCTGAGCAGGAAGGCAAAAAGTATAACTACAGAAAAATAAGTGAAGAACATTTATTAAATTGTTTAGTACATGTACAGCAGTTAGAAGTTGGTTTGAGAAAAGTAAGGGCTAAAATAAATGGAGAAATAGAATGTTATGAAGATTTGTTCGATCAATTTAGTGCTGCAAGGCATAGACAAATTAAAGAAGAAGGTAGATTAATATAATGGTAAGTAGAAAAAGACATATACTTAAAACTATCACTTGGAGAATAATAGGTACATTAGATACTATGATTCTTTCATGGATAATTACAGGCAATTGGAAATTTGGAATTGCTATCGGGGGTGTCGAGTTAATAACAAAAATGGTTCTTTATTATTTCCACGAAAGAGCCTGGTATAGGTTTAGTAAATATGGAGTTAAAAAAACTAATAAGTAAAGTAGACGATAGTTACGAAAGAATAAAGTTACTTAAAGACGCTTGTAAAGGAGAAACTATATACATTACTACTCCTGGTCCTTCCTTGACTTCTCACAATAGAGATATATTAGTAGAAAAACTAAAAGATAAGATAGTTCTTGCATGTAAGCAATCATATAATTACGTTAAAGAAGTTGCCACCTTTCATCTAATGTCAGCCTATGGATACCAACCTTATGATTACTACTCAGATGATACTATAGTTCATTGGCAGCTTACTGCTATGAATGTACCAGGTGAGTTACAAAGAATAAAACAGGAATGGAAACATAAAGCAGATATAATGATTCCATGTTACTCTACTCCTTGGGTTGATATGTATAACACTACGGCATTTAGTAGACGATTTGATCAATTCGAATCATACAGTGAAGGAAAGATTATTTGGGGACCTGGTATAATGTATGAATCAGGTATTCCTTTAGCTATGCATTTAGGAGCTAAAGAAATAGTTACTATAGGATGGGATATTGGAGACTTATCTAAATTTGAAAGTGAAAAAGGATACAAATTAGGAGATGACGATTGGAGAAAAGAGCATGCTGAGGATTTATATGCTGAAGGAGTGCATGCTGGAGCAGGACCTGATTATGAAGAATTAAAAGAGACTATCGATAGCACGAAAGAAATGTACGATTATTTCTTGGAAAAGGGAATTAAATTTCGTATATTATCTAATACCAGCCCTGCTGATGGTAGATTTAAACGTATTACTATAGATGAGTTATAAATTAGCAATATACATAAAAACTTATAGTGGAGATTTTTTAAGGATTAAAAACCTTTTGAGATCAATACAAGAATTTAATATTGATGATATACCTGTATTTATATCTTGTCCTAGAGATCAATCTGGTTCTCTATTCTCAATGATTGGTAAAGAAGGATATACTTATATACCTGATGAGTATATATTTACTCCTTCATATAGAATACCCGGATGGGAAGAACAAATGCTTGTTAAATTAAATGCTTGGAAAAACATCGATGCTGACAACCTTCTTATTATAGATTCAGATGCTGAGTTTGTTAGGGAGTTTTACTTAGATGATTTTATAGCATACGATAATGTACCTTATACTATCATGCATGAGAATAAGCAAGTATCAGAATATGAGGCAGCTCTCAAGGGTGGTGATTATTCTAAGACTGGGTATGTTAAAGCAGTATTAGCCTACAGAGAGTTGTTTGGAGGTAAATCTAAGAAGATATACGATTATGGACCTAATCCTCACTTATGGTCTAGGAAAGTATTAGAAAGCTTCGAAGAAAATTATCTTAAGTATAATGACTTAACTATGGAAAACTTCTGTTTTGGTATAAAGAGTCAGTATGATATACATTTTAGAGAGACGTTAACATACGGAGAGTATCTTTTAGCTGGTAGAGCAATAGATATAGTTCCTTGTGGGCCTTTCTTTAAAACGTATCATTGGAAAGAGATGTGGGACTTTGAAGAAGGTACTGGGTTAGAGTTAAAAGATAATATAAAGAAAAGTTATTTAGGTATCATTAAACAATCTAATTGGTCATGATATTATATCAAGTACATCATATGTGGTATGAGACTAGCATGATAGACGAATGCTGGACATCGGTAAATAATGCATTAAAAGCTGCACCTAATGTTGATGTAAAGATACAGATATGTTTTAATTTTCAAACCTATATTGAAAAACCAAAAGGTGATATTAGAGTAATGTTAGAAAAGCATCAAGGTCATCCTTTGTTTAGAGATAACGATATAGATGTTACTATAAAAGATGATAATGATCCATTTTACAACATAGCCGATTGGAGAAGAGAAGTGTATGATCCTAAAGCTAAGTACACAGTATGGGGTGAAACAGATACTATCTTACCTAGAGATTTTTTTGCTATACTAGATATGGTCAACATAGAACAGCCTCATGTATTAACATTTGCTGGTAGGCCGATGTGGGACAATAGTTGGGATGTAGTAACGCATGAAAAACTATTAGGATACTCTAAGCCTTGTCAATGTGGTGATGAGCATAGAGAAGATTGTATTGAATTATTAGAAGCACCTCTTAAATATAAAGACTATATAACTCAGGAGGAACTAGATAAGTTCAATGATGAGGCTGGTGATATAAAAATAGAACAGGTACCTTGGAAGATTGATGGCAGTACGGTTTGTATATCAGGAGGTTTAGAAACACCTTTTATTGCTCCTGGAATGCATTTTGTTAGAGAGGATACTTGTTTAGAATTTTATCTTAGAAAGAAAAATATACCTCAAGTATGTATTAAGTCTAGGTTAAAAGGACATAATTACAAACACCCTAACAAAAGAGTAGGGACTGATTCTACTAGAAATGATAAAGTATTTAAAAAGTATGCTGATGTAAGTATAGAATCAATGCAAAAATTTATAAGTGAACTATGATAACATTTTGTATAAGTACCTATAATAATTTACCTTATTTAAAACTAGCTGTAGATTCAGTTAGAACATATTCATATTGGAAAGATGCTCCATTTATTATCCATGCAGAAAATTGTACTGATGGAACAAATGAGTGGTTAAAAGAAAATGCTTTAGATTTAAATCTAGAGTTTTATATCGATAAAAATGATAAACCAAAAGGGATAGGAGGAGGAATGAACTTCTGTGCCGAAAAAGTCAAAACAGAATACATTAACTTTCTTCACTCAGACTTTTATGTCACCCAGAACTGGGATTTGGAACTAATGAAAGTTCACGAACAATTCCCAGAAAAAAAACTTTGGGTCAATTCATTTCGAATTGAGCCGAATATGTTTGGTGACCAAGACAGACCAGGTACCCATTTCGTACCAAAGAATGCTTTTGGTGCTTACCATGATGATTTCAACCCTATCAGAATGTGTAAATATGCTAATGAGTTAGCGGAAAAAAATGATTTCCTTATTCCTAAAGGAGAAGGAGTATCTGGTCTGGTGAAGAAAAGTGTATGGGATGAAACTGGAGGTAATGATCCTTTATTTGCTCCTACAAGTTGGGATGACTATGATTTATTTTGGAGGATGTTACAGAATGGAGTAGAGTTTTTGATGCCTACTAAATCGGTTGTATGGCATTTTGGAGCTAGAGGCTCTCATAGATTAGAAGAAAATAATAATCAAACCTCAGATAGACAAAGAATGTCTGAACAAGCTAATGCTCAAAAGTTTTTTAATAAATGGGGAGGGTTACCAAAGTTTAACGAATATGGAATGATATGCGACATACAGTAATTATACCTTCATATAATACGTTACCCCATCTTAAGAATACTTATGAGAGTATCAAAAGATATGGAGGCGATGTAGATATTATAATTATAGACGATGCATCTAACGATGGAACAGCTGAATGGTTAATAAGCTTAAGCGATGAAAGACTTAATAGAGTATTAGGTACTGAACGTAAAGGACATACTTATTGGTATGATGAAGGAATGAGAATAGCTGAGACAGAAATAGTTTCTATCTTACATTCAGATATGATTATAGGCCCTGGTTACTTTGAAAACTTACTTAAACATTTAAAGAGAGGTAAAGTAGTCTGTGCTACTAGAATTGAACCTCCTATACATCCTGCTGGTAGAGAAAAAATAGTAAGGAACTTCGGGATGGAGGCAGATGAATTTGTATGGGATACTTTTGAAAAGTTTGTTATACAAGAAAAAGCTGATAGTGTCAACCTTACTACTAAAGGTATATTTGCTCCTTGGATGTTATATAAAGAAGATCATTTATCGATAGGAGGACATGATCAAAGATTTGCACCTTTTGGTTATGAAGACTCAGATATTTTTAACAGATGGATACTTGCTGGGTATGAAATGGTTCAAGCTAGAGATGCTCTATGTTATCATATGACTTGTAGAGGTCATAAATGGAACGCAGGAGTAGGAATAGAAAATCCTGATTACAGAGAAATAATGACTAGATGTGAAAGGGAGTATCAACGTAAATGGGGCGATTGGATACAGAATGATCATTATCAACATCCGATTATTAATCCAAAGTATGATAGAGGTATAATAATAAAAAATTGTACTGAAGAATTAATAGGTCAGTTGGAACCTTGGGGTGATACTTTATATGTTGATTGTCCATATAGAGACTATATCGATAAAGAAAGCAAAAGAACTGTCGTTGATCTTTGGAAAAAAATTAAACCGTATGATAACGAAAAGAATAATGCTATTTTAGTTGAGGTAGATGCTAAGACATTCACTCAACAAGATTATATTTATATTAGACAACTAAGTCCAATACTAAAACAAAATCAACCTGAACCAGGACAGGTTACTTTAGGAAATTTAAAACTTAATATTATTAAATATGAAGAAGAAATACCTTGTTGAGTTTACATATAACAACGGAGAAAAAGAAGAAGTTACTTTGACCACAGATAATATAAAATGGTCTATAGAACAGTATTGTAGGAACAGACATATTATTAATCATCAAATATTAGAAGAAGGCAATAGTTCTACTAAACAAATGCTTTTTGGTTGATATTTATATAAAAGACTATTCAATGAATAAAATAGAAAAATACGTAAAAAACTTTATATCAGAAGCAGCAAAGATAAATTTTGCAGGACATTCTTTTATTTTAAAAGTTGACACTAACGAAGATCCTCAAAAGAAAGGAGTAAAAGTACAATTCCTTCCTACTCAGTTTGGTGGCATTACTCCTACTGAACAAAATGATATTGCTATTGAATTAGAAACTAGATTAGAAAAAGGTTTATCTCAATTCGATATGAGAGTAGAAAGAGATAGAAACTTAAAAGATAAAACAGTTATTGGTTTCTTTATTTACATTGAGTATTTCGATAGAATTATTAGAAAGGCTCTTTCAGGACAAAATCCAGACAGCTCTTCTATAGAAAAAGAACCAGAAGCTATTTAGTTTCTAGTTACATAATAAGTTATAGTTATATGTTTAGAAAAATCTATACGTTTGGGTGCTCTTTCTCCGCACCGTACTGGCTTGAAGAAGAAAAAACATACACTAGCCTACTAGCTAAAAACTATAACTGTGAGGAGTTAAACAACTCTAAACCTGCTGACTGTAATGATGCTATCTTTTTAAAATTTACAGATCATCTTCCTGATTTTAAAGAGAACGATCTAATCATTTATCAATTTACTTCCTACAATAGAGAAGGATTCTATATTAATAATCATAAAAAGTATTTTTCTACTGCAGGTTTGTCTCCTGACCCAGAACATAATAGAAAACTATTAGATGAATTTGGAGGAGGAAGAGCTAAGTATAAGATTACTGATGATGAAATAATGACTCTTTTAGATTATACTACAATATGGTCTATATACTCTCTTCGTAATAAATTTTTAAGAGTATATAATATTTTACAGTATTTAAAAGAAGAAAAAAATATAGACTACCAGGTATTATTTTTAGATAATCTATTTAGTTCTATAGTCTCTTCATATAACTTATTAAAGTTACCAACTAGATCAAATGAATTAAATGTAGGTATAAAAGAATGGGTTACTGCTAATAAATTAAGGTTAATAGATATGCCTACTGTTTATCACAAACAAAGAGATGAACATATTTCAATTGAAGAAGCAGGAATATACAAACAAGATAAACACCCTAATGAAAAAGCTCATGAATTGATAGCTAAAGCTATTATGAATAAACTAACTGAAAAAGCATCGTTAATATGAATTACAATGTAATAGTTTTATCGGTGAAGACAGATGTAGAGAGAAGAAAGCATATTACTAAAGTGTGTAAAACTTTGAAGCTTAATTTTGACTTCTTTAATGCTTTAACTCCAGTTGATTTAGATGATAGTTTAATAAATACATACTATAGCAACATGGATGTATATCAATATCCTGAATTAAATCATAAGGCAGTATTTGCTACATTTGAAAGTCATAAAGAAATATTAAAGACAATCTATACGAGTAAACAAAACACATTAGTTTTAGAAGACGATTTAGTACCGATCAGGGACTATAATTTTACTGATATAGATTTCAGCTCTTTTGACCTACTTCAATTAATGTCTGAAATTAGTTGCTGTTATCACTTTGTGAATTGGATATCAGCTGGGTTCCTTTATCAGAAATTTAATTCAAAAGATTATTATCCTACACAGGCTTTTGATTGGGAGTTACATAAATTAAGAAACGAATTTAATATACAGACAGTAAACGAACCTGTCTTTGAACAAACAAATAATTTTAAATCACATTTAGCACCTTATGGTTACAAAAAAATTCATTAGAATACTCTGGGGGAGTTTTGATAGATATAAAAATCAAATCGTTGAAGCTAGAAAAGATAACTTAAACGAAACAGTAGTGGTGTGGGGAGAAGATAATGCTAATTTATTAGATGAATTAGGATACGATTGTCATTTAGTAAGCAACTCAGCTTATGATCCTTCTATAGCTGCTGATCATACATTTAAAGATCATAGAAGCTTGATACACAAAATAGAAGGATTAAAAATAGCATTAGACTTACTGTATGATGAGATAGTATTTGTCGATTGGGACTGTAGAAAAGTAAAAGAGATAGATGATAACTTTTGGAATTTATTAAGACAAAAAGAATCTAAGCTTCAAGTTCCTCTTTACACATACCCTAAAAAAGCATTTAACATAATGCTAGAAGATACAAAAAGAGAACCTCATATAAATAATTTCATCAAAAAGTTAAAAGAGTATATAGAAAAATATAGCTTTGAATATCAGACTAATCATATAATCCCTAATACTGGTTTTATGTACTGTAATGATATTACTATCATAGATAAGTTACTAGAAATTATTAAGGCTAATGATCTTCAAACTGTACCTGACGAACTATCAGTATTTTTATACGGGCAGCATTTAGGTTTAAATCAGTTTATTAAAGAAATAGATCCATTAGTTATAGGTGGTAAGGTTCATGGATACGAATGGTGGAATAATATAGAAGATTCATTTGATAAATACAAAGCATCGTTCGGTAATAAAACTAATTACTTTATACATTACTAATATGCATTTTAAAAAAGCTTTAATACAATCACAAGAAGGATCACCAATACATTATTTGGCTCCTATACCTGTTTATATGAAACAATTCGATGATGATGACCTTCATCAAAGAGTTTATGATTTAGGAATAGAAAAATTAGATGCTGTTCAAAAGCAAATGGGACAAGAACTTCCTGAGCAGTTAGATTCAGAGAGGGTAGAGTCTTATTCGGTGAACTATGATAGACAAGATGATTGGGTAGAACCTAATGAGTTTCAACCTATAGGTAGTAGATTTTTTACTCCTCCTAATAATTTTCTTAACACTCCTGATCCAGATGTACAGGTTTTAGTTGATAGAATTAAATCAGGATACATAGAACTTTTAGAAACATTACAACTAAAGAATAACAGGAACCCAGAAATCACAGAAAGCTGGATGCAGTACTATGATCCTTATAAAGGTAGAGGACATAATGCTCATAATCATTGTAGATGGAGCCCAGAAGAAGCTTCACCAACTTGTTTCTCTGGAGGATATTATTTGTCTGATGGTGAACCTATTTTAGATCATCCTTACAGTGGGGTGTTTACTTTTCACATAAGAGGAGCAGCTCATTTTATTAGACCTAAAAAGGGAATGTTAATTATATGGCCGTATGATATAGTACATTCTGTTAAACCATTTTACGGTAAATCAAATAGAGTAGTTATAAACTTTAACATTGAAGATTCAGAACTTAAAGGACTTTTATGAATAAAGATTTCAGAGTAGTTTTTGTAAATTGGACTAAGCCTTATTTTTATAAGAAACAAGCTGAAGGATACAACTTTGATAAACTTGCTGATTTAACATCAGAAGATTATGATATGGTTGATTATGAATTAAGAATTCAACAAGCAGCTATAGACTCAGTTAGAAAATATATGCCTGGTAATAGAATTTATCTATATACAGACACTGCTGGATATAATTTTTATAAACAAAAAGGAATGCTTCAAGACTTTGATTTTGTGAATATAGAAGTTTTAGATAACTATAATAAGACTGCTACTAATCCTGGTAAATGGTGGACTAGCGGTAAGTCTGTAGTTATGGGACATGTTACAACTCCATTTTTATTTTTAGATAACGATTTCATATTGCAATCTGCAATACCAGATGAGTTTTGGGATTATGATTTAATTCATACACAATGGGAAATACAGAGAGGACATTTCTATGTCACTCAAGATATGTTTGATAAATTAGAGGTTCCTATAGATAACTTTGAGGAAAAGATGCTAATGCCTAACACTTCTTTTGTGTGGATGAATAGCGATACAATTAAAAATAACTACTATGAAAATCATTTAAAAATAGTAAATAAAGAGTATGAATCTATTCCGGAATGGCTATGGCTACTTTCTGATCAAGGGTTACTAGGTTACTGTGCTAGGGAACATCTTAATGCAAAAGTTGGAACTCTGGAGAAAAATGCTTATCTTTCTTATGCAGAGCATCCTAAAAAAGAGGATGAATGTGGGTACACTCCAATGTGGGTAGATATAAATAATAAGGATCACTTTGATCACATTAAATATCGCCACATATGGATTGATAAAAGGAGAATGAAAAACGATATACAATTCAGAAGAAAAGTACTATCGGAGATCGAATTAAGAGAGAAGAAAGATTTATTGTAAATATTTATTAAAAAGTAGACACCATGGAATCAAAACCACCTATCAAATCATTAAGAAGGGTTCTACAAAATATACACCAGGTAGGTTTCAGAATAAGAAAAATACAACCAGATGTTGAAAGTATGAACAAAGCCGCTTTTATCAGAGTTTTAAAGAATCTAAAAAAGATAGAAGATAGAAGAGACTTTATGCAATCAGAAATCGGTATGGATGTGACTGCATATGAAGATTTATTCTTTAACGTAATAGAAGATATGTTTAAATTAATGTTCTCTAAAGAACAATTAGCTCTTATTCAAATGTACCTTTATCAACTTCAACCAGATAAGGAATGGGATGGTACAATTATGTTAGAGAAAAATAAAAAAGAATTTAAAGTAAATTTTAAAACTCCTGAGGACGTTTGGAATGTATTGAAAGAAATAGGAAAATAGTTGTTTTTCTGCGTATTTTTTCTTATATTTAGTAGTTAAAATTAGTTATATGAATAAAACTCTCAAAATGATTCCTTGCCCGAAATGCGGTGAGGACTTTCCAGAACTTAGACTAACTCAATACGGATACAATTACTGTGTTAATTGTTCTACTACTGAAAAAGTAGTTGGTATTACTACAGTAGAAGGTACTGGAGATCACACTTACAATGATATTATTATTATGGATGCTGCTAAGGCTAGAAGAATAGCTGCTGCTGAGGCTGAGTATACAGGTAATAAGAAAGTAGCATTAGAATTACTAAACTATGATGATGAAAACGAGAATTCAGTATCGCAATCTATGAAAGAAAGCATACAAAGGGTTCTCGATGACGAAGACGATAACGATTATATCACATAATGCCACGTCCTTCTAAAATAATTCCTAAAGAAGATATAGAAAGAGCACAGCTTAGAACTAGATCTAATATGGCTGCAGCTAGATATCTTCGTGTATCTTATGATCATTACAAAAAGTATGCAAAGATGTATAAGAACGAAGAAGGAGTTACTTTATTGGAAGCACATAAAAATCAGCAAGGTAAAGGTATTCCTAAATTTGCATTAAAAGGAAAAGATAAAATTCCATTGATGGATTTATTAGAAGGAAGAGTACCTATTGAGCATTTTGAAGCTCAAGAGATAAAACGAAGAATAATTTTCGAAGGACTTATAGAAGAAAAATGTGCTAAATGTAATTTTTCAGAGAGAAGAATAACTGATACTAAGGTTCCGGTTATACTTAACTTTATCGATGGCAATAAAAAAAATTGGCATCTTGATAACTTAGAGTTTCTCTGCTATAATTGTTCTTTTCTATATGCAGCATCGCCTATTGAAGAGAAACAAGCAGAGGCAATGGAGAACTATGTTAAGACACGAAATGACGAACCAGACTGGGAATTAGATCAAGCTCATATTGAGCATTTAAAGAGTTTAGGACTGTATGATGAAGAGTCAGATGACGGATCTGAGTATATTTCTAGACTGTAAAACTATTTATTACCATGGCCAAGAATAAAACAAATAAATTCTCCACTTGGAAAAAGAAGAAGCCCCTCGAGAGAAAAGTTGCTGACAAATTAGTCAACACACACGAACGTAATGAAAAGTTACGTGAAAAAGAGATAGGGACTAAGTTCCTTGACATGTTTAACTAAACTATAAAATATGAGAAACTTACCAATGGCGATTGGTGGGCTAGTAGTGATTTTATTGCTAATGGCTTTCACCTCAGTACAAAGAAGTTTTAACAAAGTAGAAATAATTAAATTAGAAGCAAAACCAATAGAGGTTATATTACCTGACCCATTAGAGGGTATAAAGGTAGAAATAGATTACAAAGGACATAATGACTTTTTACAAGCAATAGGTCATAGAGAGTCTGGAAATAGATACGAAGTAGTTAATAGTTTTGGATATATGGGAAAATATCAATTCGGTAAATCGACATTAAAAGGTTTAGGATTTGATGTTACAGTAGATGAATTTATCAATAGTCCATATATTCAAGAAAAAGCAATGAATTCATTATTGTTGCATAATCAAAAAAAACTTCGTAAATTTATAGAACAATATGAAGGACAAGTAGTACATGGAGTATTAATAACTGAGTCTGGAGTATTAGCTGCAGCACATTTAGCTGGAGCAGGTAATGTTAAAAAGTTTTTTAAAAGAGGATTTGAGTTTGAAGATGGATACGGAACCAAAATGACATCGTACATGGCTCAATTCTCAGGATATACTTTAAGATTAAATGGCGGTAAATAAAATAATCTTTTTAGGAGATACATTTACAAGAGGAGATGGAGCAGAATGGCCTGGGATGTTTTCCAAGCTAGGTGCTCTTCCTTTTGAATTTAAGCAAAATACTTGGCACCAAAGACTCAGAAAAGAGGTAAATGATTTTAGTAAACTATCTCAAGACTTTAATAAGTTCTTCGGACCTCAGTTAGTTAAAAATGCTGAGTACGTAATAGAAACTAGAGAAAGTCAAGGCTGGGCAAAAAGAGTTGCCGATCATTTTAAACTCCCTTATAAGAATTATTCTAATAATTTCAAGTCAATAGGAGAGTACTTACCTTTTTTGAACTATCACAGTGATGATGATTTAAAGAATTGCTTAGTAATAGCTGGAGTACTTCCTATAGTAAATGATTTTACATTTAATCATGCAAATCAAAAACAATTAAGAAATATTACTGTTCCTTATTTTGCTTCTCAGATACTTTTAATGAAAGAGTATGTAGAGAACAGAGGAGGTATATTTTTATATTTTCATACTACAGACTATCCTGAAGTATTATATGATCCAAAGTTTAATGAGTTTATTTTAGAACTTAGTCCTCTGTTACTTTTAGAGGGTATTTTTGAAAATAATATTGGTCAGTCATTCAGATTTAGAAAGTTCGACGGCATTCATTATGATATAGGAGGTCAAAAAGAGATAGCAAGAATTATTATAAATCAGTTGGAATCCTCCGAATTTATTCGTATATTTAAAGAATAAATAAAGGTTATGAAATGTTCTATTTGTAGAAAAACTATCGACGGTCATGGTAATAATCCTTGGCCTTTAGAAAGTTCAGATAAAGATAGATGTTGTGATTCTTGCAACATGAATTTTGTTATTCCTGCTAGACTTAAACTTACTACCTATGGCGGAGAAACGTGGTGAAACAGAGAAGTTAGTTTATGACTTCAATACAGCTGGTTGTTTAGAGATATTTATGAATGAGACTTGGTATCGTACAACAGCTAGAGACTTCAGATCATTTGATGGTCCTAGAAGAATAACAGAACCTACTGATGTTAAGTTAGGTAATGTAAATGTTCCTATGAGAACATATGAGTATTGGGGACCGGTTTATATGTTTGGCACTAATAAAGAAATGGCCTACACAAATTCTGGTTCTATGTACACAGGAAAAATATGGGAAAGAAATAGAAAAATATCAGATAGCAGAAGATGAAAAAATTTCAATTTAACTCAACAGAACAATTCGAGGATTTATTCTCTACCAGAAACTTAGAAGTTACTGATGCAATAGTAGAAGGAATAGAAAATGCTATGGTTCATAGAAAAAGAACAGCAAAGATTTTTAGTGTTACTTTTGCTAACTATGAGGTCGCATATGAGATTAGCTTACCAAAAGTAGAATGGGTAGGTTCTTTAGATTCCTGTTTAGACTTTTATCACGAAAATAATGAAACCGATAAGGCTATTGATACTTGGAAGTTGAGAGAAACAGCTAAAGTTTTATGAGAATAGTTCAAAGTTATATTCCTTTTAACAAACATGCACAGCCAGAAGCAATAATCGGAAAGGATTATGCTTATCTTGCTTTGCTAAGTTCCTTACAGCTTAAAAAAGTATACGGTAATGTTACTTTATATACATCTAATAAATTAGCTGAAATGTTTGATAGTATGGACTTCCCATACGAATATAATACTTCGATTGATGATGAAAGAGCTGTTTATTTTGCAGCAGCTAAATTAAGAACATTTATGGATCAAAAAGAACCTTTTATCCATTATGATCTTGATACTTTAGTATTTGAAAAACCTAATCTTGATGTTAAGACTTCACCATTTGTATTTTCTCATAAAGATATGCCTAATGGTGGATACTGGAAAAAAGATAGAGTTGTACCTAAACTAAAACATAAGGCAATAAATAAACTTATTCAAGATAGATGGTTTCAAAACCTAATGGATTCTTACCTATTAGCTTATTATAATACAACTTATCTCCCAAATGATTATCCTTCTCATTTGATCAACCCTAATAATATTCCTAATATGAATATCATTGCGGTGAAGGATCCTGAAACATTTAAGAAAGCTACAGCCATAGCAATGGATATTGCAAACAAGAACGAAAAGATATTTGCTAACAATTGGCTGGCTTCTAATTTTATAGAGCAGTTAACTATTCCTCTTTACCTAGAATTGTTCAGTGAGGATTATAGAAAAGCATTAGATGATAAAACTCCGTTAGGTTCTCCTTTTATGTTCGAAAAAGATCCTTTTACAGTTCCAAGCTTAGGAACATCAGAAGAGGATGTAAAAAGACAAGTAAATAACCTTCCGGAATATCCATTTAAGTTCCAAAACTATTATGCTTGTGGTGAATGTTTAGAATGGCACAAGAAAGATATTCTAATCAACTCTAAAAAAGATCTTTTAAACAATCTAGATTTGTCCAAGGTTAAGTATGCACATATTGGAGGAGCAAATAAATCATTTGCATTGTGGCAAAGTATGATTATTCATACATTGATTGAAAACTACGGAGAAGAAACTTTATACAAAGTCACTAATCATTACAGAAAGATGCACGAGAGAGATAATATTCCTTATAAATTATCTACTGGTGAACAAGCATATGAAACTCTTACAGGTAACAAACTATTTAGTCAAAAATACTTATATAGTTATATAATATAGTTACAAAAATAACTATTAAAATAGTTGCCTAGGAACTTAATTTTTCGTATATTTAAGTATATAAATTTTTAATCAAATAAGTTATGTCAGATGTTATGTTTAGTTTCGAAGGTCAGCAAGATTATATGACTAAGGAACAATTAAAAGAAGTATGTCCTTTAGCATTCGCTAAGGAAGCTACTAACCCAGACGTTAGTAAGAAATATCTATTCGTTAATACTGAAACGATTATAGATGATTTAGACAAATTAGGTTGGAAACCAGTTCAAGCTGCTCAAAGAAAAGGTAGATCTGGAACTTCAACTATCTTTTCAAAGCACATGGTTGCTTTCCAGAATCCAGAAATTATGATTAAAGGAAAAGATGGCGATGATGCTTTCCCTAGAATTATTATGACGAACTCTCACGATGGTATGCAAGCGTTTAAATTTAGCGTTGGTATATTTAGATTAGTTTGTTCTAATGGTTTAGTTGTTGCTGATGAGCAGTTTAGTGATTTTAAAATTAAGCACAAAGGTTATACTTTTGGTGAACTTAGAAAAGTTGTTAAGCAAGCTGTTGCGGATCTTCCTAATAAGGTTAAGGTTCTTAACGATATGAAAAATAGAATTCTTACTCAAGATGAGAAGAATAAATTAGCTTTAGATGCTATGTTAATTAGAGCTGGTATCGAACCAGGTTCTGAGAAAGCTGAAAAATTTAACTACGATGATGAGACTATCGAAGATATTTTAGATCCTACAAGAGATGAGGATAAAGGAGATAATCTTTGGAAAGTATTTAACGTAGTTCAAGAGAAGATTACTCAAGGAGACTTTCACGCTGCATTGAAAGGTGCTAAAGTTAGAAAGGTTAGAAAGATCAAATCATTTGAGAAAGATCTTGTAGTAAATAAAAAGCTGTTTAAGTTAGCTACAGCATTAGTTTAATTAATTATTGTAAGTTGGGAGAGGGCTTATACCCTCTCTTTGCTTTTGTTATGAAAAGGTTATTTAATATTATATTAATCTTTCTACTACTATTGGCTTTGTTTAGTTGTGAGAAAGAAGAGTTAGAAGGACCAGGTCCTATTTTTGATTGTGTTACTTGTTATGATCAAAATACTAACTATAAGGTTGAACATTGGAAAATAGACTTTCCGATGATACACAACGACTATTACGAATCTAAAACGGAGAATGGTCCTAACTGGGGAGCTCCAACAGATTTTCTTATAGTAGATTACGATAATGACGGATACCTAGATGCGGTTACAGGTGATTCTGATTATACATCTAGTTTTGCTGGAGTAGCAAACCGAAGGTACTTTAAGTTCTTTAAAGGTAGTCCTAATGGAGATTTAACTTTAGATACTAGATCTCAGTATCAAAATATAGTTGGACCTATACATGGTGCGACATCTTTTTTAGGGGATTATAATAATGATGGCAGACCGGATATGGTTTTTATTGATAGCGGAGTAGATGATCAGACCGGAACAGGAGCAGCTCCAGGATCTTATCCTATCATTTTGATGAGTAATGAACAAGGTTATTACGATAGGGTAGCATATGAAAATGCTTATGGTGCATTTCATGATGGAGCATCCGCAGATATAGATAATGATGGAGATTTGGATATAGTCCTTCCTAGATGGGTCACTATGATAAATCAAGGAGATGGAACTTTTAGTATACAACCTTTTCCAATTGAGACTATAGATGATCCAACTACTTTAGTTATAGCTGATTTAGATAATGATGGAATGTTAGAATGGATTTATGGCTCAGGAACTATGTATCAACCTCCAGGAGCATATCGTCACAGATCCTGGATTGGTAATCCTGTAGAAGGAATTAAAGATATTATTCCACATGTTGATAACTTTGGAATATTTTTAGATGTGAAGTTTTGGGATATTGACAATGACGGAGTGCTAGAAATGGTAGTCAATAGAGCATCAGATCAAAATCATCCTCAAGGTCATTGGATAGCATGGCATATGCAAGTGTTAGATTATACTGATGATGGTGTTATAGATATTACTAACAGTACTATCGAACAGAATACCTATTATCCTACAACTCCTGGTTTAGGGTTTGGATGGATTAGTTCTATCAATATTAGAGAAGATAAATATGGAAATGTTTTCCTATTCTCTGATGATGGAAATACATATGTTAAATGGAAGTTAGAGAATGGATTTTTCAAAAGAGTTCTTTGATCCCATTATTTTTTTTCGTATATTATAAATAAAAGAAGTTATGATTGAATATTATTACGTACCAAGTACTAGAATTACTTCTAGGATTGCTGATCTTGTAATGCAAGGATGGCAAATAGGCATTGATGGTTACCACTACGACAGGTTGTCAAGAAGACCAAAAGGTAGAGCGATTATGCAAAGGTTAGTCAATGAAGAAAAACAAGAAAGAATTATTATTTATGCTTAAGATTGGAGACTTAGGTTTAGGTATGCTTATGTTTTTTGTAGCACACCTATTAACCTTTTATCAACTAAATGGTCAGTTCCTTAAATCTACTGACTGGTTTAGAAACAATGAGTTTATTGTAGCATCAGCTGGAATTATTTTATCCTATTTTTATATCTGGGGTACAAAATATACAGTTTCCGGAACGGATGATCTTTTATGGCCAGCTAGATTTATCGGATTTAGTATTGGTATGCTACTTTATGCTCTTTTAGTAAATTATCATTTTAGTGAGAGTATGAATGCTAAGACATGGGTCAGTTTATCTCTTTGCGTTCTACTTATATGTATACAGGTATTTTGGAAAGTTAAATAGATGGCAAAAGCATTCTTTTTTGGAGATAGTTTTACAAGAGGAGATGGGTTGTTAGATCCAGAATTGATTCCTAATATAGATAATATTCCTCATTGGACAGAATATGTTGCTACTGAGCTTGGCTATTCTGAGTATGAAAATCATGGTAGGCAGGGTAATTCTAATGATGAAATACTGTTAGATATTATTTCTACTATGGGTGAGTTTAATGATGGTGATTTAGTTTGTATCGGACAAACGTTTATGGAAAGACAAATTTTTCCATGTTGGAGGATAGATAAAGTAGATAGAACAGGAAGGTTAGAATATAAAGATAGACATGAATGGATTACAAGAGTAGGTAGTACGAATGCAGGTGTTGATGATCTTTTTCATCCTGAGGTACAAAAAAAGTTTGCAATGGAATCTGGGGAGTACATGGGAGATATGGTCATAGGAACTCAGGCGTATATTTCGTTTGTTAAGACCAGAATGCCTGCTCATTTTCAGCAATATTATAGATTTAGATTTGCAGAACTAGCCAGGTACTTAAATAAAATAGGAGTTCAGGTTTACTTATGGGACGTGCCCGATAATTGTCCTGATTATGAATCAATAAAGAAATTTACAAACGGGCAGATTATGGACGGACATTGGTCTTGGAACGGTAGTTTATTGTTTGGCAAAAAGGTTGTAAAAGATATTAAAAAAGGTAAATATATTTAAAATGATTGAAATAATTCAAATATTACAAATTATAGGATTGTATTTAGCCACAGGCTTTATATGGTCTAAGTTTATAGAGTATTGTGTTGTAGGCAAGGTACCAGGATCTGTTGGTATGCCTTTTTCTACAAAAGATCACGTTTGGCAAATGACACTATGGCCTCTCAGTGTGATAATTTTTATTTTTCACATAATTCGAAACTTATTTAACGGAGAATATTAATGAACGTATTAGTATTAGAGGAGATTATTAAAGTTACCTCTACTAACTGGAGATTTATATTTTCAGATCCTTTAGTAGATAAACTTAATTTTATACCAGGTCAGTTAGTTCAGTTATTAGCAAGACCAGGAGAAGAAAATGCAGTTATTAGAAATTACTCAGTAGCCTCCTGGCCTGATGGGACTAATAGATTAGAGATTATTATCACTTATCTTGAAGGAGGACAAATGAGTGAATACTTATTTAAAGAAGCTAAAGTAGGAGATGAATTTGCTTATAGAGGCCCAATGGGTGTATTTACTCTTCCTGATAATTTAGAAGAAAGAGAAATATTCTTTGTAGCCACAGGTTCAGGAGTATCTCCTTTTAGATCCATGCTAGGTAACATCTACAATAAGAAGATTCCTTTCAAAGGTATTAACTTATTCTTTGGTACAAGAACAGAGAATGACCTCTTATATAGAGATGAATTTGAATTATACGAAAGAGAGTTAGTAAACTTTAACTATCATCCAGTTCTTTCTAGAGAAAAAGTAGACGGGATTAAAAGCGGTTGGGTGCATCCTCATTATCTAGAATTTGCTAATCTTTTAGATCAAAGACCATTAGTTTATTTCTGTGGTTGGGATAGAATGATAAGTAATGGTAGAAAGTTACTAGCAGAAAAAGGTTATGAAATGACTAAAGATATCAGAGTAGAAATATTTGGGTAGTGCAGTTCAAAAGACTCATAGCGTTTGGGGATAGTTTTACTTTCGGGCATGGTCTTCCTGATTGTCAATCTATGGACGGAATTGGTCCAGGCGATGAACCAAGTAAGTTAGGTTTTGTTTCTGAGTTAGCTAATAGTCTAAATATTAAAGAAGTACTTAACTTTGCATCTCCAGGAGCCTCTAATAGGTTTATTTGCACTAGTATTTTAAACTTTCCTGAATTTAAACCAGATGACTTAATCTTAACTCAATTTACTTATCACGAAAGAGATTATTATTGGAATGAAGATGGACAATCACAGTTTGTAGGTTCTTGGAATTTTGAAGAAGATCCTTTTGGTAAATACTTTGCTAGTAGAACTTATAAAGAAGCATTTCAAAGGTCCTATGAAGCTATATTGCTTTCTATTCTCTATTTAAAAAAACAACACGGAGTTAACTTTGGATTTATAACTCCATCACCAGATGGGTTAGAATATTCTATATCTACAACGGATAAAACTATCTTAGATGAAGAAGCTGTAGTAAAGAATAGCAAACATAACAAATTTGTAGCTAACAGTATAGATACAGTTAATTCTTTTTTGAATGTTCAAGATGAGTACAAAGAAGCTAGTCTTTTTCATTTTGGTGTTAAAGATTTTGCTCCTGATAATTTACATTGGGGGTTGAAGAGTAACAAGCACTTTGCTCAAATATTGACAAATAGATTTGGTAAAAAACGTACGATTTTACATTAAAATAACTTGTAAAACAGTTGTAAGTCTGCAGTTTTTTTCTTATATTTAAGTATAAATATTTAATTAAAGGTTATGACAAAAGCACAAATTTTAGACGCTATCATAGAGAAGAAAAGAGACCTTCTTAGTGAAGCAAAAGCAAACTATTTTAAAGTCAAAAAGTCTAGAGATAGTAAGTATTTTACTATTATTCAAGATTACTTCGGTGGTGATTCTATCTCTAATGAAGAGGTTTATATAGAAAAACCTAAACATGGAGGTACTACATATGAAGTTAGGAGACCTCATCCTGAATACTCATATGATAAAGAGTTATTTACTATTAGAGTTAATGAAGATTGGAGAGAAGGTGGTTTTTCCGATATTACCACTTCTGTGTACTCTACTTCAGATAAATCTAGATATGAATTAGAAAGATTAGTCACTGTAGGAGAAGTTGCTTTGATTATTTTAGATCATGGTGATGATATGATAGCTGCTTTTAACACAGTTACTGAGAAGTATAAAAAGAGATACAACAAAGCTCTAACTGAGGTTAATAGTATTGAAAAAGATATTAATTCTCTTATCAATGAGAAGAATCAAACATTCCTAGATATAGCATCTGCTAAACTTAATGGAGAAGGATTAAAGTTCGACGGTAAGAAGAAAGGTACTATTGATCTAAGATGGGATTGGACCTTGAGAGGAATTACCTCTGCAAGGATTATAAGAACAACTGCTTCTGGAAAGTCTGCTGATATTGAGATTAGTTGTTACGGAGAAACTCCTAGAATTTACGAAAAAGTGAGAACTAGTAATATTGAGGCTCTTGAATGGCAGTATAGAGATTACGTTATTAACGCAGAAACAGAATAATTGTTCATAACCTGGTGATGGGGGCGTCCTGCCCCCTGATCCTAATATTAGAATTATGGAATTTAAAAATTTAGGATTTATACAGCACCCAGTAGTAAAGGGTATTATTGCTCAAGTATTTACCAATGAGGGTAAACGTATTTCAATAGTATGCGGAGAGGGTATGTATAGTTCTTCTAGAACTGGTAATAGACAGGCATGTTCTAGTGTAGAAGATGCTGCTAGTTTCGAAGTAATGATAGGAGATGCTGATCCATTAGGATGGCAATCAAGAGAGGATATAGATAAGATCTTAGCAGAGAATTTCTAATTTATAATAATGAGTAAAGATAGGCTTTTAGTAATTTTATTGATTTCGATTCCATTGTATGTTATCGCTATATCATTTGTATCGTTGCTGATAGCCTTATCTAACTCAATATGTTTTTAATATGCAAACATTTCTACCTTATAGAAACTTTAAAAAATCTCTCGAGAGTTTAGATGATAAACGTCTAGGCAAACAGAGAGTTGAAACATTTCAGATTTTAAATAATCTGTTAGGACGTCCAAAGAAGGACGGTACGCCTTATAAAGGTTGGACTAATCATCCTTGTTGTGTTATGTGGAGAGGATATGAAGATGCTCTTAAATTATATTTGAACGAAAGTATCAACGTTTGGATAGCTAGAGGAAAGAACAATACAATGGAGTATGAAGAGTTTAATGTATGGAGAATTAAGATGCCTTGGTGGCTAGGATATGAGCCTTTCCATTCTTCTCATAGAGCTAATCTTTTGAGAAAGGATCCCGAATACTACAGTCAACATGGATGGACTGAAAATCCAGCTGATCCTTATGTATGGCATGATAAAGAAAACATGTGGTATAAGCAGCATGTAGGTATTCCAAAGAAAGAATATTTTACGGAAACAACTAGTGAAAAAGTTGTTAGTCTGCAGAATTATTCATATATTTAGGTATAAATTAAAATTAAGGTTATAAGATATTTGACAAAAGATTATGTAACGCAAGAAGTATTAGATACTATCTCGCTTAAGCAATTAAACGGTGAAACTATCGATCTATCAAATGATAGAATTGAAGCTATCGTCGAAAGTATTATTTTTGAATGGAACGAAATTGGAGACCCAGAAGAGGATTTCTCTCAACTCGTTACTTGGAATATTGATCAAAATTTAACTCACGGATAAGATGGCTAAAGATAAAAGATACGTAGTAACGATGGACATGTACGTCTATGCTGAGAATGATTATATGGCTCGTAAAAGAGCTCATAAGATGAAAGACAGTCTTGATAAGTATGGAAGAAATCCTTCTATTACTGAGATAGGTGAGCAACCATTTGCTTCTTTCAATTACAGAAAGCTAGAAGACATTAGTGAACCGACAGATAAAAGTAACGATAAACCGTTACCATTTTAATATGATAGAATTTTTTAGACACATATTTGGTCTGTGTGGAGAGCATTTTCATCCGAATATTTGGACTGTGATGGCTTCTTCACCAATTATTGCTACTACTGTTTACTGGATAAAATGTAAATGTGGTGGGTGGTTTAATAGACATAAAGACGATTGCGATGAAGTGTTGTAAATGTCTTAATGAGATAAACCCTCTTAGGTTAAAAGCATTACCAGAGACTAAAGTATGTGTAAACTGCTCCGATACCTCTAGATGGTACGTTAGAAATGTTATTTCCGGAAAGACTACTTATGCTGAAACTGAAGTAATAAAAGACCCAGAAGCTGCTAGAACTATTGCTGCTATGGACCGTAGAACTGGTTGGGGGAGTAACTTGCATAAAGTACGAAAATAATTAACCTTTTTCCGGAAATAACTATGGGGAAAGTTGCTAGTCTGCGTATTTTTTCCTATATTTAAGTATAAATATTAATAATAAAGGTTATGAACATTCACACAGTAAAAATGCAGGATCTAACTTTTGATCCTCAATTATTCCAACCGATGAAATCAGGTCGTGTTGTTGACTCTCACTTCTCTTCTGAAGGAGGTTTAATGAAAGGTACTAATTACGCTATCGTAGGAGATCCAGGAATTGGTAAAACTACAGTAATGATGGATATGCTTGCTGATTTGCAGGCTAAAGGTCAGAAGGTTTTATTTATCTCTGGAGAGATGAATCAGATCGATATGTACGGATACGTAAAACGTTTTCCTAAGTTTGGTCAGATCCCTATCTTGTTTATGGGTGACCATTGTAACGATAATGCTCTTGAAGTATGTGAGAGTATATTATCAGAAGGATGGGACGTTGTTCTTATTGACTCTATGGCAGAGGTTCAAAATGCTGTTGTAGATACTCATAAAGGTTGGATGTCTTCTAAAAAAGCTGAAACTGAGTTATTGAACTTATTCGAAAAGCATAACTTAGGAGAAAATAAAACTAATACTAATACTGCTTTCCTAGTTATTCAGCAGGTTACTAAAGGTGGTGAGTTTGCTGGTAGTAACAGGTTTAAGCATATGATGACTGGTATGTGTCATATGAAGTGGACTAAAGAAGGTGATAGAACTTTCTTCTTCTCTAAAAACCGTAGAGGTGGGGATATGTCTACTAGAATATTTAACTTGAGTACTCCTAACCGAGTTGGTTGGATGGGTACTATAGCAGCCGGTCAAGAATAATGGCACTGTGGGATGTTAATGGAGAGATTGTTTATTCGGAGGGAGCACTTTCGATAAGCAATCCTCCATCTAACCTCTGGGTTAAGAGGCATGTCTACGAAGTACCATATAGTAATGTTGGTAAAGGAGGATTTATAATGAGAGATGGGAAAAAGATCCATACTCCATCGTACATAGAAGTACATCCTCAGACAACACATGATGATATTGTTGTAATGAAGAAACCATTTGAAGAGTTATTTGTAGAGGAAAAGACTTGGAAGTTCAGATCTGCTTCAAGTGATAAAGAATATACTGTGAGATATAATAAAGCAGGAAACTTAAGCTGTGATTGCTGGGGTTATATTGGTCACAAGAAGTGTAAACACATAAATGAGGTTAAAAATAATTCCGGAAATAACTAGTGAAATAGTTGCTAGTCTGCGTATTTTTTCCTATATTTAAGTATAAATTAAAATTAAAGGTTATGAATTATTCTTATGCATCAAAAGAGATCAAAAACTACGAAGGATCTCTAATCGCTAAAAACGAAAAAAACGACTGTTTTGTTAGAGCTATGGCAGCTGCTACAAACTTAGATTATGATACTACTCATAATTTCGTAAAAGAAAACTTCAATCGTAAAGAGAAGAAGGGAACTCAAAATGGTGAGATTATCTCAGCTATGAAAAAGTTTGAGAGAGAAGGTCTTACTATCGGAGATAAGAAATTTGAAGTAGAGGTTTTACAGAAGCCTCTCTTAACTAACTCTTATAAGCTTCACGGTAAAGTAATAAACAGAAAGAAAACTGTGAAGAGTTTTATCAAGAGTCTTCCTAATGGTACTTTTGTTGTACTTGTTAGTAAGCATGCATTCGTTGTTAAAGACGGAGTATTAATCGATAATAAAGGTGAGGAGTTTAGACCTACTAGAAAGGTATTAGCTGCTTACGCTATCGACTCAAAAGATATTTATAAGCAACTAAGCTTGTTTTAATGAAAGAAATTAGACAGCAGTTTACAAAAGCGCTCAAGGTCATTGACTCGTGCAATAGGCCTGAGCACTTTATGTCTGCTAAAACCTATATCAATCTATTCTTCAAAGTTAATAGCACTAAAGCTAAATATGGTACTTATGAAGTAGATCCTGTTATAGTCAATTATTATGAAACGCTCAAGAATAAATTAAAAAGAGCAAAAAGAAAGTTTTATATTACAAAAGAGGACTCCTGAACCTCTGGACGTGTTTATAAAACAGATGAGAAGCCCATGCTTCATGTCCTTCAGCAGAAGGATGTCCGCATGGAAGATCTGAAGTGAAGTTATTATGCTCTAAAAATTGAGCCATCACATCAGAAGTCCAAGATGGACGATCAGGGATGTCTTCATAGAAGTTATGAGACATAAATTGGATTAGGTTAAGGTTATTTAAGTTAGCCCAGCCTTCTAAAAGTTCTTTGAATACTTGGTTGTTGAATTGATAATGAGCATCAGCATTGATAAAGCCTACATAGTTTTGTAGGAAGTATTTTTGATCTCTATTCAATTTGTTAAGATTATGCATCTGAAGAAAAGGATAACGGTATAAAGTATCTGTGGTATTGAACTCATTACCTCCATCTTCTCCAAACTCTTGCTTTTCAGTTGCTATAGGAATAGGATGTCTATGAGGTTGAGTCCATTGAAACACTACTAGATCTTCATCTGTTATGTAGCCGCTTCTTTGTAACCTCAATAGTGAGTATAATGATAAGTAATCATTTCCTCCTGGCACAGCGTAGTTACGCTCTGGAGTGTTGAACATCTTTGATAAGTGAAAGGAGTATCTCTCTTTGAATCTATCTTTTAAACCTGCTCCGTAAGTGTAGGAACAACCGAAGTAATGAGCTTTGCGAAAGACATCGCGAAATGGATATGACATATTAATTAAAACTTTATTATAAATAGTATGAAAAAGCACAGACAATATAGATCGAATCAAGGAAGATCTCCTAGACAGCAAGCTAGTAATGAGAAGATTACTATCTTAGCAGTACTTGGTCTTTTAATTACACTTATATTTACAGTTATTGATAACTTCATTAGAGGTTAATGGTTACAGCTGTACTTACAAAATATAGAAGAGAGTGGTTATTTGATCAACAATTAGCTGCTGTTAAGGATCAGGAATTAGATGTTTCTGAAGTCCTTGTTTGTGATAATACAGAGGATAATAAAGGAGTATGGGAAAGGTTTAGATTAGCTCAAGAGGCTAGTAATGACTTTGTTTGGATATTAGATGATGATATCATACCCGGCCCTAAATACCTCAGTAATGTTTGGAATGAGTTTGAGAAGCAAGAAGGATTGTATGGTACTAGAGGACTTCTATTCAACTCTCCAGATAGATATCAATTCAATTATAGAGAAGCAGGATGGACTAAACCTGTACCAGTTGTAACAGAAGTAGATTATGTGACTCACAGTTGGTTCTTTAGAAAAGAGTGGTTGGACATTTATTGGAGAGCTACTAACGTACCATTTGACAATGGAGAGGATATGAACTTCTCTTTTCAATTGCAGAAGGAAGGAATAAGAACATTTGTGCCTCCGCACCCTAGAGGTAAAAAAGAAGTATGGGGTAATACAGTAGGCATTATAAACGACATGCAAGGATTGTGGGATAGTAATCCTAAAAGAGATGGAGAGCACTTCAGAGATAGAATGTTTGTTTACTTTGATTATCTAATAGAACAAGGATGGGACTTAATAAATAAAAACAATTTAATATAAATGGAACATATTAAGAAGATGATAAAGGACATATGGAGAGGTCTTACAATAGCTTCTAAGAACTATTTAGAAGGAAGAACAGGCTGGGGTAAGTTTTAAATTGCTATTTATAAGAGTAATTACATAACCTAAAATTCGAATTATTATGGCAAATTTTAAATTATTATTTGAGCTTGGAGATGGATCATTCGTAAAGAAGACTATCTCTTGTGAGAAAGCAGACAAGGATGCTGCTGTTGCTAGCTTTGCTGATACATTAGCAGGTGATGGACATACTGTAATAGCAAGTGCTGTACATGAGGACTGGCCTGCGGAGTATGAAGCACAAGCAGAGTACGGAGCATAAACTCACATTAGTTTTGAACGTTTCTTAAAACGTTACATGGAAGAAACAAAAGCATGTAAAAAGATTAGCCCCCTCAAGGGGCTTTTTTCTTGTGCGGAGGGGGCGTTTTCTCTCTCGCCCCCGAAGGGGCCACGCGCATTTTCTCCGACCTTTCCACCCTCTCTACCATAAAAAGAGGTAAAGGACAATAAAGGAGATAGTCTGGGAATATACGTATCTAAGAGGGTACGGCTTTGACAAATACTCTATATCATAACCAATAAGAACTAACGGTAGATAAAGGCTATCATATGGAGATAAACGTATACACTCCTACTTATCCACTAACGACTACCATATATGGCTAGTGTATATATTCATATAAAGCTATATAGATATAAACATATATAATGTGTAGGAGAAACCGTAGGTAATGTGTTAGAAATCATAGAGAGTTATCAGGGCTGTCTGTCTCCCTCTTCGTTTTTTCTCTATATAGACAAAAATAATTGTGTAAATAGTTGCCTCCCTGCCATATTTTTCGTATATTTAAGTATTAAAATAAAGGTTATGACATATCAGGACAAGGTAAAGGCTAGTAAGACCATACTAGATCTAATTAAATCATTAAAGAAAGACGAGTCAGTAGAGCTATCTTACGGTAAGGACCGCAATGGTAAGCCTAAGATATTCAAGATAAGAGCCTATAGTGACTATAAGGATGAGATGTCCTATAGTATATGGAATAGCTTTAGTGGTATGAATATAGATAAGATAGGTAAGACTACCATGAGAGGATATACATATGATATGATGTCCCAGAAGACTACATATACCTTTAACCTATATCAATTTAATAAAGTAGACCAATATGAAGTTGTTTAAATCTATTATAAGGCCTATAAGGCGTAACTGGGAGCTTATTACATCATTCTTATTTATAGCTCTAGTGTTCTACCTTCTATACTTTTCTCTTTGGATATTTTGTCCTTGTGGCTAGACTTCCGGAATTCTGACCAAACCTAGACCGTACGGTGATATAACCTTGCCATAACACTGCCAGTAAAGTTCCCTTACGGGTTGGTTATATGCGTGAAAATTCCATACCTATCAGCATCGAGATGCTAGATCTCTAGATATAGTAATATATATTTATATATTAATAGTGTATGAACTTAGATTCTTTAGGACCTATATAGTTATTTAGCTTTTCTATAATCTTCTGTTTTATATTAACAGGCTTACCGTCTACTATAGTCCATTTAGGAAATGTTTGATCACTCTCTCTTCCGTACATATATGGGCAATCGTACTTATCTATATATTCATCTAATGTACTGTTAGTCCAGACATAAAATGCAAACTCTTCTATAAGTGTACTGAAGTTATATTTGTTATGTATATCAATTAATTCTTTACCTAAGTTAAAATCTCTGAAGTATATAAGACAGGCATTTGGTAAAACATCTGTATCTCTTAGGTTCCAGCTATATTTCACAATATCTTCTTTTACTTTCTCTTCCATTCCAGGAAAAGTATAGTTTTTAGGGTATGAATATAGGGGCATACACGGGTTAGGAAATTTTAATTGTAAAATCTCATCTAACAAAAGGGGGGTTTTTATATCCCAATCCAAAAATAAAATTTCGCCAAATTCTCTATGAGCTAAATCTAAAGCTTGTAGTTTATAGACAAAGGTTTGTTCGAGACTATCATTTTGGTACCTACAATTATAACCTAATTTAGTTAAATATTCATAATTTACCCGTCCCCATACGTAAACAACTTCATCAAACATGGGTTTTGAGGGTATTTCTTTACTATAATGGAATTCTAAACGTCTTCCCCAAAGTGCTCTTACAATTTTCATAGAGAATTATACCATTTTTCAAATGTACCACTTAAATATTCGTTACAAAGCCTCAAATGTGCTTCAGAATCATAGTGTCCATCACCGGGAACGGGTGAAATGTTGTTTTCTTCAAAAAATCCTCCTTCATTCATGCAATTTTGCTCTATATAGGTAACATCGTCAAGTATCCATCGGTATTGAGGTAGTAGATAACTGCTTTTCAACGGTTCATTCCATGAGAAAGCTAAAAGTTTCTTGTTGAACTTGTTGCAAATAGTGATAAAGTTCATAAGATTTTGGTTTGAATAGTTTTTCATCCAATTCGACAGAGCAATTTCCCTAAAAATAAACTTGTGTATGTTTTGAGTCGGGTAGTTTGGCTTAAAGTGGTCCATAAATGGGGTTCCGAACTTCTTATCGCTTTGAATATTATGCCAAGTATACATTCCTATGTGTTTGACCCTTGCTCCATTGTGTTCTTTATCCTCTTCCCACTGCCATTCCTTGTTATCCCAGTGTCTAAACCCAAGAGTTAACCTTGTCGCACCAGAAATTTGACATATTACACCGTCGATTTCGTGTTCTTCCAGGTCATATAGCAGTTTATCGATGTACATTCCTACATTTGCTCCGGGAGACGCTCGTTGTATTAGTTTGAAGTCGAATTTTTCCGCTAAATGTTTACACCAAGGCTTACCTTTAGTGTTTCCTACTGCTCCAAAATCATCAGATGAGTGGGAGCATCCATAAACCGCTATAGTTTTCATAATAATTGTGGGTTTTTAGGGACAGTCCACATGTTTAAAGAGAATCTCCTTCCTTTTGTAATGGTTTCTACACTATGATACACAGAGTTGCCGTTAAAAGTTAGTAGGTCTCCTTGATTTAGGGTAATTTTTTCCTTGCTAGTGCTCACAACAAACCTTCCTCCTTCGTAATTTTCGTTCAAACTAGCTACAAAAGTGAAAGAGCTATCAGTATCTATATGCTTAGGTAGTTTGCTCCCTTCTTCATATACGGTTATATTGATCCAAGTAATGGTGTGTTCATACCCAACTAGGGGGGAAAATTTTGCGGAAATTTCTTTATATAGGGGGGTTTCTGGTGGAAGTGTAAATACATTAGTTCCGTATCTGGACTGTCTTTGGTCTAATCTATTATTACTGGTAAAATGTTCTTTATAATTCTCAATAAGATCACTACACCAGTCATAATCTAAAAATTTTCTATGTACTTGTACCATTTATCTTTTCCTTAACTTTAGATAAAGCAAGATCATACGCCAGTTGCAACTCTATATTAGGTTTTTCTTCCCTAATTGCTGTAACGTGTTTGAAAAGCTCGGTCCTCACTCCAAGCTCGTGTGCTTCCCATACTATATCTTCAATAGCTGACATAAAAACTCCTTATATAAATAAATATAAGAAATAACAAGTTTAGAACCAACTACTATTTATCAAATATGAAGCAGATGGACCCACATACACTATTCTCCATCTTTGAGGCTGGGGATGAGGAGATCTACAAAGAAAATAACGTTGAAGAGTTATTAGAAAATCCGTATGTGCTAATGGGAATGGTTCTAAGAGGTGTAGAGAATTGGTATATAATGGATGGTATGTATATAAGAACATACCCAGAAGATTATAAACGTGTAAGAAAGCTAATAAAGTATAAATACTATAATAAGCTTTTTGGTTATTTAAATAGAATACCTAATGATAAGTTTGATACTATATACAAAATAGGTGAAGCTTTTGAATCTGTTAATATACAAAAAGGTTTAAGTGACTTATTATACTTCTATCAAGATTTAGAAGAGTATGAGAAGTGTTCTGTTATAAAGAATTATATAGATTTACTTTCACATGAGATAATAACTCAAGGCTTACTAAAAAGCACCGGTATAGAAATACCATAAAAAAGTTGTTAGTCTGCATTTTTTTTCGTATATTTAAGTATTAAATAAAGGTTATGATTATAGATAAATTAAAATCTAAAGTACTTACCTACCTGTTCAAGGATTGGGTTGCAAACGAATACGATTTAGAAACATTAGAACTTACTAAAGGAATGATCAATAATAGAGAGGTTATGCTTAAAACTATTATAGATAAAGTTCAACATAAACCTGTACTAGGGTTTAGACAACATATTAAACCTAAGAGACGTGGGAGTAAAAAGAATTAGTATAAAAGAAGCTCAAGAGTTAATCAAAGTCTCTGATGATCAAACCGGCGCAGAGGCCGTATATTTTACGCTTACACCTTCTACTGATCCTCAGAAGTCAGCCGAAGGCTGGGAAGATGTGACTTACTACACTAATAGAAAGCGTAAGTTATCTATCCCGAAGGGTATGGCTGGAAGTCAATGGATATATGTATTAACTAATGAAACGATGCCAGGCTTGGTAAAGATAGGTTATACAAAGAATAAACCGTCTGAAAGGGTTAAACAAATTAATAGTGCTACTGGAGTAGCTCAAGACTTCGTAGTAGAATGGGCTTATCCTTGTTTTAATGCTCACGATTTAGAGAAAGAAATACACAATTACCTACAAATAGAAGGATTTAGAGTAAATAATAGAAAAGAGTTCTTTACCTTATCTGTAGAAGAAGCTAAGTCTGTTGTAGAAAGAATAGGCCAACCTTATAAAATGGAATCTGATGAAATCATTTAGTAGAGATACAAAAGCTAAACTATCTCATAACCCTACTGGAGAACTAATTAAGATATTAACTCCATGTATTAAGAAGAAAATCGCGGGAAAACTTGCGCGTTTGCGCGCGACGCTCGCCTTTGTCCTTATACTCACCTCATGCTCCATCGACCCCCTCGATCAACCCCCTTGCGAAACAGGAGATTGTGATGCAGTTGTTTTAGCTCCTTTTCAAAAAGATGAAAATGGTTATTATCATGCAACTTTAGATTGGACAAGAGAGTATTATCCTTATTTTAATATGGATATTGAAGCTACACGTACTTCAAGACAGTATTGGTATAACGATGAACCAGTAGTACAGGCGGAGTTCGACACAGATACGTATTTCGTATTAAGTGACTCTGTTGCTTTTACTATCCCTCTCTATAGACCCTACTTAGGTTTATGGACTTATGACGGTACTCCTATACCTTATGAAAATACAACAATATATTTAAGTCAGTTTGAAGGCACTATTGTACCCGTTGTACAGAATGATACTAGAATTTACTTTAGTGATGATGAAGTTGGAAGGTTTACTACTCGAAGAGTTGTTGGGCCTTTTCCTCCTACAGTGATTGGAGATACCATTACTATATTCATGAAGGTAAAATGGGATTTAGGAAGTGAAATTTTAAGTAGAGAGAACTTTGTTGAAAAATTTATTATAAAATAGTTGCCTTTCTGCAAAATTTTATATATCTTCAATATATAGATTATATAAAGATATATTATTTATAAGATATTAAAATATATAGATATATAAATATATAAAAATATATAAGATATATGTATATTAAAAAAGGCGTATCATATTAAACACCTAGCTAAATGTTACAAGCAGAACAAATACAAAAAAATTACGATAAACACTTAAAAATAGTCGAACACTATATCACCGAACGAAAACAAGCAGTTCTTGATATGATATCTCACATAGGAGACGAATATGTTATAGCACCCGCCAGTTCTAAAAGTTGGTTTCATAGTGCATACGCAGGTGGGTATGTGGATCATGTCAATAGAGTAGTGGAATATGCAGTGAAGCAAATGAAGTTGTACGCCGAAATGGGAGGAGAAGTAGATTTTACCGAAGAGGAGTTAGTCTTTGCTGCATTATTCCATGATCTAGGTAAACTAGGTAATGGAGACATACCTAACTATATACCTCAGACGGATAAATGGAGACAAGATAAGCTTTCAGAGATGTATACCTACAATCCAGAATTAGACTTTATGCTTATCCCAGACAGATCTTTATTTATCTTACAGAAATTCGGTATAAAAGTTAATCAAAAAGAGTGGTTAGGTATTAGACTACATGATGGTGTGTTTGATAAAGCTAATGAAGCGTACTTTTTCAGTAACGTTGAAAGCTCTAGACAAAAAACATCAATAGTATCGGTTCTTCACTCCGCAGACTTTCTAGCTTCTAAGGTAGAGTATGATATGTGGAAGAGAGCAGGCGGTACTACTATACCTAAAGCTAAAAAATCGCAATCCTCTACGGGTAAGAGAGTAAATTCTTCTCCAGGATTAGCTAATATGTTAAAAAATATTTAAAAAATGTTGGTAACAGAAATTATAATTACTATATTATCTATTGTATTATTAATTTTAATATACATAATTCGCAATCTCATGATTAAAGTAGAGAAATATGAAGATGTAACAGTTGATCAAACAACTTACCTTCAGAATATCTCAGACATAATTGGGGATTCAAAAAAGCACCTTAAAAGTCTCGACGAGAGTGGGGTATTCCAGGCAGATGATGAGGTCGGTTATTTCTTTGAACAAATGAAACTAGTACAAGAAGAGCTAGACCGATACATGCTCCCGGAAAATTATGGCGAGAAAGAAAAGCAGCAATAACTACTTTACTAAAGAGACAGAAGACTACATTGTAAAATATAATAACTCAACCGATTCAGATTATCGAGCTAAAATATTTACAGAACACATTTACTTTCCTTTTTATAAGTTAGCAGAGAACATTATACACACCTTTAAGTTCTACTATACAGACGTAGAACAGATAGAAGACTTAAAGCATGAAGTTGTAACAGTCCTTTTAGAGGAGAAAATAGATAAATTCGATCCTACAAATGGTGCAAAAGCGTATTCTTATTTTGGCACTATAGTAAAGAGGTGGTTAATAAACTACAACAATAAGAATTATAAGAAGCTTAAACAGATAGGCTCCTTCGACGATATTCAAGAATCATATGATCCATCTGAAGAAAGAAAAGAAGGGTATGAGCAGGTACTAAGTAATTTTATAGACGAGTGGGTAGATGAGCAATACCTAGTTATAGATGAACATTTTACAAGACAGAACGAAAAAAAGATAGCAGACGCAGTTTTAACTATTTTTAAAACCCGACACGATTTAGAAATATTTAAGAAAAAAGCTCTTTATATCTATATAAGAGAAATGACAGACTGCGAAACCCCTCATCTTACTAGAGTTATATCCAAACTCAAACAAACGTTTTATACAAAATATCAAAAAGCCTACGATGAAGGTCATTTTGAAGAATATACTGCCAACTAAGATATTTATAAATAAAATATTATGGCACTAGATAAGACAATTTTTGGCGACAAGAAACTATCTGACCTTTTCCAAGAGATACACGACAACTCTACTAAAACAAGAACTCAGGTTTCTGCTTTAATATCTGAGCTAAAACCTCTTATAGAAAATATAGGAGACGCTACTCTCATAGTACCTATGATTAAAGAGTATATGGAAATAGGTGTAAAGAACGATGAACACCTAATTAAAATGGCTGCAATTATACAGAGAATAGAAGCTGTCCAAGCTAAAGGAGGAGACGGAGATATGTTCGATCCATCAGAATTAGCAGACCTTCTTGCAGATATGGAAGAAAATGAAGAGAGATTAGAAGAAGTTAAAGGAGAAGATACAGAAAGTGAAGATTAACAGCTTAGGACTTAGTAATATAGTAAAGGATAAATCAACCTCTACAGCTCAGGAACTTATACAGTTTCCTGCAAGAGTTGTTGATATAATACTTAACGACCAACACCCTGAAGTGTCTGATGGTTCATTAGAAGCGTCTGAAGCTCTTGGAGCAATTAAATTTAGACCCTTACACCTAAAGGTAGATGAATCAGATCCTACTATATTAGAAGTTGCTTACCCTATTGATAGTAATTTTAAAAACTACCCACTGTTAAACGAAATAGTATTCGTAACGCCTGCTCCATCTTTAGATAGAGGAGAGGATGGACAAGTACGAAATACAAGGTACTATTACAAAACTGTAATAAACCTTTGGAACAACCCACATCATAACGCATGGCCAGATCAACTACAAAACCCAGGCGAACCTGATTTAGGGTATAACTTTGAAGATAAATCTAATGTAGCCCCACTATTGCCATCTCAAGGAGATGTTATTATAGAAGGTAGACAAGGACAAACTTTAAGATTTACTGGAACTGATTTTGAGAAAAAATTTGTAGAAGTAAATGATCAAAAACCAATTACCATAATCAGTAACGGAAAACCTGGAGGTGACCCAAGCACACCGGTGATTGAAAACATAGACGATGACCCGGCATCTATATACATGGTTGAAGATCATACAGTAAAGCTAACACAAGCTAATGAAAAAAGAGATGCATGGGATAGCGAACCAGATAAAGCAGACGCATATCAAGGTGCTCAAGTTCTTATTAACTCAGGGAGACTATTCTTTAACGCAAAAGAAGAAAGTATACTACTATCGGGAACTGAAGCGATTGGAGGAAACGCCAAGACAGTTTCTTGGGACGGTGAAGAGTATGTAGCTCTTGATGCTACTAAGGTTTATCTTGGAACAGAAGCATTTAATGAAAGAGAACCAGTACTACTTGGGGCAACAACTCAAGACTGGATGAAACAATTATTATCTGAATTAGAAAGGTTAGGTAAAGCATTAGCAGCAGTAGCACCGGCAGGATCCTCTGCAGCAGGATTAACACAAATCAAGACACATGGAGCTTCTATGGCTGCTCCACTAGCACAGATTAAAAAAGCTATAGACGACTTAGATTCATTAAAAGTATTTACAGAGTAGTATGCCGTTTGAAAAGTTTAAACCACCTAAATTACATGGAGCTATCGGTAATCAAATCGGTAAAGCTCAAGGTGTGATTATTGCTAAGGCTTACAAGACCGTAACTCAAGCTACTAACAAAATGAGAGCTAAAGGGTGTCCACCACCTGATGAGCTTAAAAAAGTAGAATCACAGCTTAAAGGATTAAGCTCACTATCCGGAACTTTAGTTAGTAATGTAGCAAAGTTTAAATCTATACCGCCTTCAATAAAAGCACCGGTATCTGGATTGAAAGCAGCTCTTAAAATTATACTTACACTACCTATACCACAAGCTATCGGTATTCCCCCAGGCCCTCCTGGTGGTTTAATATTTGCACAACCAGCTAAATTTACAACCAAGTTTGCCGATACTATGAACCTACTAAAAGAGTTTATTGCATCAGCAGAAATAACCGTTGATGCTATAGAACTATCCCTTAAACAAATTGACATAGCATCAGCTACAGTAGCTTCTAGAATTAAAGACTTAGAAACCCCAGTTAAAGCTTGTAAAATAAATCAAGTACTAGAAGAGAAGTTAACAAAAGAACAAGCCGGTAAACTAGGGCTTTTAGATAAAGACGGAAATTTAATTACCTCTACATTAGGCTCATTAACACTGGAAAAGGATAGTAGTAGGCCTGCATCAGAACAACTTAAACTAGACCTTAGTAATAAACTAGGGATCGATGTGAACCTTAAAGGGTCTATCAACATAGATGATATAAAAATAGAAAATTTAGACGAAGGTGATGCATTTAGGTTAACTCCTCCCGGTACCTATAAAACCGATTTAGGTGAAACAAAAGAAATTACAGGTAAAGAAATAGGAGTTTTTGATGGCAACAAGATAACTATTAATGAAAACGAATCACTTAAACCAGGAGGTTTAACTGGTAAAGCAGTAGCTTTAGCTCAGTTTGAAAACGCTCTTAATAACATTTCAGACAGACTTAACGCTATTTCTGACGGACTAGCTCAATCTACAGATTTATCTGTTGAGGAACTAGAAGACTTAAAGGAAGCACTATCAGACATTAACGAAGACTTAGTAACTACTGAATCTGAAGCAACATCTGTAGGCGACTTCACCTATAAGGGATACACGTTGAGAATCGTTAGAGATTCCAACTCACCTGCTTTAGCTCCTAAGCATTTTGCTATAGCAATTAAAGACGGTAAAACAAGATTAAAAGGACCTTCTTCTTTTAGTTCATCAAAAGATGTACTATTAGACGAAATAAAATTTAGAATAGACAATCAACTTTCTTAACTTAACTATTTATATATATGAAACTCGATCAATTACGTAAAATTATTAGAGAAGAAGTGCGTACTGCTGTTAAGGAGGAGTTACAAGACATGTTAAACGAAGCTGTCGAATACGCCTCTAAACCAGATAAGAACGTAAACCTATACAAAGCAGACAAGATAGGCGGGTATACTGCTGTTAAACAAAAAGATTTGAAAAGATCTTGGTCTGTAGGTAAAATGAACACTGGAACGGTTCCATTAGAAGAAATGCTAGCTGCTACTAAACAGAGTATGACCAGAGAAGATTACGGTAATGTTATGGGGACTCAACCACCGACTGCACCTAACTTTGCATCTCAAACAGCTACTAAAATGGGACTAACAGAAGCTCCATTACCAGGTATAGATATTACTAAGCTACCTTTCATGAATAAAGCTAAAGCAATATTAGACGCTGCAATGGAAAAAGATAAAACTAGAATTAAAGGATAATGGCATTTGAAGTTAAAAGAATAGACCCATTAGATTTACAGCCAAGAAAAGCTGTAGGTGTAGAGATACCTTTCTCTGCTAAAAACGTCTTTGCTTCTAACTATCAAACTAAAGATGCTATAAAAAATAATTTAATTAACTTTTTTTTAACTAATAGAGGCGAAAGATACCTTAATCCAACTTTCGGTAGCTCATTAAGAGAAAAGTTGTTTGAACAGATAAACAGTAATACTGAGTCTGATATTGAAGGAGTAGTAGATACTGCATTAGAAGTTTATTTCCCTAGAGTAGAAAAAATAGATATGCAAGTAAACTCAAATCCGGATAATAATTTAATTTCGTTTTATTTATCATATAGAATAAGCGATACAAATATAGAAGACGAACTTCTTATTAATATAGAAGCATAATGGCAGAAACTAGAGACATAAGATACATTAACAGAAACTTTGACGACTTTAAGTCACAGCTGATTGAGTATGCAAAAGCATACTTCCCTGATGCATATAACGACTTTGGCCCTTCGTCTCCTGGACTTATGTTTATAGAAATGGCCGCATATGTTGGGGATGTACTATCTTTTTATCAAGACAATCAGTTACAAGAAACATTCTTACAACATGCAAAAAATCCTGGCAACCTATATGCGTTAGCATATATGATGGGATATAGACCTAAAGTAACAACAGTAGCAAAAGCTAACTTAGAAATAACTCAAAAGGTAGACGCAGTAGGAACTGATAATAAACCTAACTTAGACCAAGCTCTTATAATTTCAGAAAACAGTACAATTAAATCTACGGCTAAAGGTCAGCAAGTGTTTGTATTAGATGATAAAGTAGACTTTACTTTTTCTAGTTCATATGACCCAACAGAGATAACAGTAGCTACATTAACTAATAATGAACCATCAGAGTTTCTTCTAAAAAAATATGCTACAGCAACCTCAGGTAAAATTAAGACCAAAAGTGTTTCTTACACAACATCACAAAAATTTGCAACAGTAGACATTTCTGATGACAATATAATAGGTATAGTTGATATTACAGACAGTGACGGTAACATTTGGTACGAAGTACCTTTCTTAGGACAGGATACAGTTTTTGTTAGTGAAACTAATACTGCATTAGATAAATCACAAGCACCTAATTTATTAAAACTTAAAAAAGTATCTAGAAGATTTGTAACTAGATTTACATCTCAAGGAGTACTACAAGTACAGTTTGGATCAGGTATAAGTACTGAAGATGATAATGAGTTCTTACCTAACCCTACAGCTATTGGATACGGTACTCAACAAGGAGTAAAAAGAATAGACTGGGCTTATGACCCATCGAACTTCTTATTTACTAAATCATACGGATTAGCTCCTAGTAATACAACACTAACTATAAGATACTTAACTGGAGGCGGTGTACAAGCTAACGCACCTGCCAACACGATAACAAGTATTGATGCAGTAACCACCTCTGGAGTAGATACATCTAAACTTTCATCTCTTGCATTTAATAATCCAAAACCTGCACAAGGTGGTAGAGATGGTGATACTGTACAAGAATTGAGAGAAAACTCTTTAAGATCTTTTGCAGAACAACAACGTACAGTTACTCTTCAGGATTATACAGTAAGAACACTAGCACTTCCTCCTAAATATGGAAGTATAGCAAAAGCATACGTAACTCAAGACTCGTCTACTAGAAGTACCGAAACAGTATTAAGTGATAACAGACTAGCTCTTTCTCTTTATGTCCTTGCATATAATAACTTAGGACATCTAGTACCAGCAACCAACTCACTTAAAACCAACCTAAAAACGTATCTATCCCAGTTTATGATTATGACTGATGCGGTTGATATAAAAGATGCGTTTATTGTTAATATAGGAGTTAAATTTGAAATAGTAACGCTTCCTAATTACCAATCAAGAGACGTGCTACTTGCATGTACAGAAAAAATGAAAAGTGAGTTTGATAGAGATAAACTGACAATTAATCAACCTATCAATATTTCAAACTTATATACTTTACTTGACAAAGTAAAAGGAGTACAGACAGTAAAATCTGTAATCATAACTAATAAAGCCGGAGGTAGGTATTCTGAATATGGATACGATATCAACGGAGCAACAAAAAATAACGTACTTTACCCTTCATTTGACCCTTGTTGTTTTGAAGTTAAGTACCCTAATCAAGATATAGAAGGAAGAGTAACAACTTTATAATATGGCAGTATATAGAATATATCCTGAAAAAGACACTACAATCTGGTCTAAACCTAACACAGCCGGGCAATACGGTAATGCTGGTTTAGATGAGATAATAGAGATTCGTTCATACCCTGATGACGATGGAATAGGACGCTCAAGCCGGATACTAACTAAATTCAAAGATCGAGACATAACTAGTGCTATCAACACTAAAGTATCCGGCCCCTATTCCGCTTCTTTACACTTTACTCTAGCTAACGTAAGTGAACTACCGACGGATTACCTACTACAATGTCACCCTATCTCATCCTCATGGGATAACGGTACAGGTAGAGTTGCGGATAATCCTATCAATACAACAGGTGCTACCTGGAAGCATAGACTAGCAGGAGCTACAGGTCAATGGACTTCTCTAGGAGGTGACTATATTTCTGGTTCATACTCTAGTGAGCAAAGACATTTGATGGACTCTGACCATGAACTGAACATAAACGTTACACCATTCATAGATGCAGTATACTCTGGATCTATTACTAATCATGGTCAATTAATAAAGTTACAAGACAGTCAAGAAAATGAAACTACATCGTCAATAAAACTACAATACTTCGGGGTTGATACAAATACAATTTTCCCACCGTACTTAGAATTTAAGTGGGATGACTCTTCTTATAGTAGTAGTCTAACTGAACTGAGCACAGATATAGCTACTATCTCAATTAAGAATCATAAGGGTAAATATGTAGATTCTGATAAAGTAAGATTTAGATTATCAGCAAGACCTAAATACCCTACAAGATCATTTACAACAGGTTCTATATACCTTACAGAGTATAAACTACCTCAAAATACGTATTGGGCTATTAAAGACGAATATAGTGAAGAAATGATAATCGATTTCGACACTTCTTATACTAAAGTTAGTGCTGATAATACTAGTAGCTATTTTGATGTCTATATGGATGTACTACAACCAGAAAGATATTATAGATTACTTTTAAAAACAACACTTGCAGATAGTAATGTCGTAATAGATAATAATAACGTATTTAAGGTGGTTAGAAATGGCTAAGGATATAAAAATTCAAAAAACCGTATATAAGAAAGACGCTTTCGGGAAAGTAGTAGACAGCTCGTTTAGTACATTTAAGCAACCTGAACCCGTCGCTATATCTAAAACTATAGATGAGTTTTTCAAAGACTATGAAGATCTATATTTAGAAATTGCTATAAACGGGGATGAAAAATCACACGAATACTTAGTTGAAAGAAGCAGTGAGCTATTAAACATTCAAGATGCTTTAGTAGACATACAACCACTATTAGATGAAATAGCTGATTTAAGACAACAGCTTTTAGAGGCTAATCAAGAAAATATAGATTTAACAATAGAAAACGCAACATTACAAGGCGGTGGTGGAGAATAGTAAATATATAGTAACCCAATTAAATATTGAGAATACATCTTTGGAAGAAAAAGATGAAATTCTTGTTGGGCCTTACTCTATATCAAATACTTTTGATTCATCCAAAGACTTTATAGACCTACATATCTATACAGTTGAAGAAGAACTATTAAAATCTCAGCTAAATTATAAAGGATCTGCTCAGTCATTATTAGCAGCAGGTGCAGGACAAGAAGGAGCATCTAATATACAGCTTTCACCAGAACTAGATGCTGTTCAGAACGGCTTCTCAAACGGTGATGTAATTTTAAAATATAACTTTTTTTCAGATCTATTAAATAAAAAAAATGTACCGACAAGGTATTTTATAGAAAATATATCTGCTGATAGAACAGAATTACAGCTTCTTACACTTGAAATACCTGACGTCAATATACCGAACCTTGTCAAGTCAGCTAAAAATAGATTACAAAACAATCCCTACTTTCAGGAGTTTAAACTTAATTTTGGTAATAATACTGTACTTACTGCATTAAATGTAGATTCATTAGAATATGAAGACGGACAATCTATTGTAGTAAAGCTTTATGAACCTCTACCACAAACATTAGGAGTAAAGGATATATGTACAGTTTTAGAAATAGTAGCTGATTCAGTACAGTTTCAAGTTGAACTAAAAGAAATAGTAGAAGAAATAAAAGTACCCTACCTTAAAGGTCCAAACTTTGATATAGAAGTACTTAAAGATGATGAAAACCCTACTGAGTTTTTTAACTATGATCAGCTTTTTAGCTACCCTGTCACCGGCTCTTACTATCAACTATATTCTCTATTTAATGAAAAAGGTGCTCAAATAAGTGTAGATCACTCTAACTACTCTGACTTTATACACTTTTCTAGTGCTGAGGAAAGATTACGTAACTTTAAATATAAATTAGACCTAATTCACAGTTACGAAGACAGTAAAGCATCTATTAAAAGCACAGGATACAATAAGCTAGGTATATCAGGTAGTACAGAATACTACGATGGGTTAGTAGAAGGCATAGTTAAAAACTTTGACCACTACGACAGATACCTTTACTACGAAAGCAGCTCTTACTCATGGCCTAAATCTAATAGTAAAGCACCGTATTATAATCAGAGAAGCAGTACTAACGAGTCAATTAGTTGGTTTAATAATCAGCTAACATCTGCATCTAATTTTGACGTTACTAACTACGATGTACTAACTAATGCAGTTCCTACTTACCTAAGAGAAGATTCTGCTAACGAACCTTTATTAATGTTTGTCCATATGCTAGGACAACATTTTGATAACTTATGGATATACTTTAAATCCGTTTCAAATAAATACGATGCTGATAACAGATTAAATTTTGGTATATCTAAAGACATAGTTAGAACAGCAGTAGAAAGCTTTGGTGTTAAGTTATACAATAGTAATAAGAACTTAGAAAACCTATTTTCAGCCTATACTGGACAGAACTACGACTCAGGAAGTATTAATGAAGTTATTTCTACATACCAACAGATTACCTCTGGTAGTGGTTTAGAACACTTACAACCAATGCCTCTTGATAATTACCAAAAAGAGGTATACAAAAGAATTTATCACAATATACCATTTATTACTAAAGGAAAAGGTACCCATAGAGGATTAAGAGCATTAATAAACTGTTTTGGTATACCTGATAATATTCTTACTATAAAGCAGTTTGGTGGAACAGCAATTGACAGTAATAGACATTTCTCTAGTCAACAAGCAGTAACAAGTTCTTTCGATAAAGTAAGACTTGATAATACAGGAAGTTTAGTTAGCGGAAGCACTCTGTCTCTCTACAGTTCTATTGTAGATAAGACATATGTTTATTCTGATGATGTTCATACAGTAGAGGTAGGATTTGATATATCAGATACTACAAACGATATAATTCAAACAAGACTTAGTGCGAGCTTTGATTACGATCAATATATTGGAGACCCTAGAGATAATTACGAAACAAAATACCTAACGCTCAATAGATTAGCACAAGCAGTAATACAAGGAGAAGAAGACGGAAGTGTCCTTAACTATTGGAACAACGTTACTCAAAACTGGGAAAATGCAAACTGGAATTGGAATGATGCTCCATTCACTGCATTTAGAACTGTAGCAGATTTTATTAGATTAGTTAAATTTTTTGATAATTCTATTTTTAGAACGATAAAAGAATTTATTCCTGCTAGATCTAATATTAACACAGGTGTTGTAGTAAAGTCTCACCTACTACATAGAAGTAAAATCAAACAAGTACAAGTTAGTTACGAAAACACCATATATACTGGTAGCTTAACTATCGACCCTATAACAGGATCTTCAGCAGGAGCATTTGATATGACTCCTAAAGTACCGTTTACAACTAACTACTCTGCTAGTTTCATGTCACCTATAGGATTAGTACCAAGAGATACTATAGACGAAAGCCCAAGGTATACCGGAGAGTTTAGCGGTTCTTTATTGGTTGCCTCTGACGGTGAGTTGAATAAAGCAAACAATTTTAAAAACCAAGCTCAACCTATCGCTCAGTTCTCTTTAAGAGCTTTTAACTTCTCACTACCTATACCACTTGCGTGTGATATCATATTAGAGGTAACTAAGGTTGGAGAGTTTTTCCAATTCTCTCCTGTTGGTCCTGGAACAGTATCTTCTACTTACCCAAGCACTATAGCAGCATCACAAAACACTATATCTGCATCAGTAGATTTCGATACATATCAATTTATAAACGCAGTTGGGGCTCCTACATACCCTTACTACTTTGAAGGATGGTACGACGGACCAAGCGATATAACAGACACACTTATACAAACTGGTAGTACGTTAACTATTTATAGTGATACGAACATAACTATTGATCACTACTATGCTCATTTTAGTACTGAACCAGCAAATAGAATAAACTATAGAATAGCTACATTGATAGATGGAGTTGACGGAGCAACTAACACAGGTACATACGGAACAGTTGATGCTGTGTCGATGGTATACCCAACTGTAGTAGCGGCAACAGGTAGCTTTGTACATAGTCAAAACTGGAATCAATACGGACAGTTTATTGTAGAGGCTATAGACGGATATCCTGATCATTTTGTCGGGTGGTATGATGCAAATGGAACTGAGTTACAACCAGCATCATCCGGTAATACCCTATCAGTAACCTCAGGATCGTTTGCAGGAGTTACAACATTTTATGCAAAATTTGAAGCATGACAGAGTTAGAATTTAAAAATACAAACCCAGTCTCCTACGGAGAAGGAAATGTAAACTTACTCTACAGTAGTAGTATAAGTACAGGATCGTATGAGCTGCCTTCTAACAAGTATGGAGCTTCAGGTTCTTTTTCTTATGATAAAGAGCTAAGCGGAGTAGGTACAGGACCTAATTTTAAAGAATACTATTTAGCTGACGGTTTATTTCCGCCATACAGAATTTTAGGACTTACTATACCTTTCCAAAGTGCTAATGCAGTACAATTAGAACAAACACTTTCTGCTGTTACAAAAATAAGATTTGACTTTGGAGGTTCAGAAGCTGTATGTAATGTAGACCAGGTTACTAAAAGAGCAGGATATTATCATATTAGAGTATTCCCTGTAGACATACTTACGTTTTTAGAAGGAGTAGATAATTCAGGAACACCTTATATACAGACCGTAGAGTTTATTTTTGAACCATATCTCGCTGCTAAATTTAATAATAGTGACTTCAACGCACTGATAGGTAATGCTGATATCACAATGTTGAACTCAATAGCAGTTGAATTAGATAAAAATACAAACCAACTCTACCCTAGTAATTTAGATGCTGTAATAAACGGAACAGCAACAGCTGCTGCTATTCAAGATAGTAATTATCAAATAGCAGGATGGACTAATGCAAGATATTACGGAAGTAAAAATACTAGTAACATAGGTGGTGATTATACATCCAACACGTATGCTAGCTTTAAAGGAGTAATATACCCTAAAGATGCTAACGTATCGACCATCCTAGCATCTACTTCAGGAGATACAGCTACTATCTACTTTGACGAAACTAGACTACCTACTTCTGTAGCTAGAAGTGGATCAACTTCAGCTGAACCATTCGTTACAGCTAGTGCATTCCCTATACCACAATCAGGCACAGGAGCAGTAACTAATTTTGACGGTAACTATGTATACGAGGAACAAGGTAATAAACTAATTAAAATTACTGAAAAAAGAATACACGCAGTAGATAAAGGTTTGGTTTATGAAACCGATAGAAACGGGCGAGTACTAAAACAAAGAAGTTCATAAAACATTAATAACATATATTTATATAAAACACAATAACACAAAATGGGATACTTAGATAATTCGATCGTGACGGTGGATGCGATCTTAACGAAAAAAGGTAGAGAGCTGTTAGCTAGAGGGGATGGCTCTTTCAAAATCACTCAATTTGCTTTGTCAGATGATGAGATCGATTACACCCTATACAATCCATCACATCCCTCTGGTTCTGCACTCTACGGAGAAGCTATCGAAAACATGCCGTTATTAGAAGCATTTCCTGATGAGACAACTATAATGAAGTATAAACTTACAACCCTACCTAGAGGTACATCAAAACTACCTGTACTTGGTTTAGGTTATTCTTCAATTACTTTAAAACAAGGAGAAGCATTAGCAATTACCCCTCAAACACTTAACTTTGGTGGTGCAACTTCTACATTTGAAGCGGGTGGATATACTGCTACAATTGCAGACACAAGAGTACTAAACACGTTCAACGGTGTTGGTATTAACACAGAAGAGGCTGAAGCACTAAATACAACAACAACTATAGGAACTAACGTTTCTAAAACTGTTATTGGTACTTCTATCAACTTAACTGCAACTACAGTAAACACTTTATTTGGTTCTAGAGTTAGATTACAAACTACATTAACAGTAGTAGGTAGAGATTCTGGAGCAAGATTAACTATTCCTGTAACCATAACTAAAACTAACTAATTATGTCATTTAAAAGATTTGATCAAGAAGACGTAGTAGTAAGTTCAGAGTCAATCTCTACACCAGTATGGTCAGGTAATGCAACCACCCTTACTGGTTTTTATACCTCATCTACTCAAGTAGGTGGAGCATCTGGTGACTATTACTACGATGTAAACCAAACTACTGCATCATTAGATGAGTCTAGAGTACAATTCTCACTTGCTTACGGACACAAAAAAGGGTCTGGTAGCTTATATTTTAACCCTAACGTACCTGGTAAAACTCCATCCTCAACTATCTACGGACAATATAGATCGTTGGTATTAGGTGATGAAGATTCAGATTTCGTATTTGGAGGAGTAGCATCGGATCATTTTTACGCTATAAGTGTTGAAAGAGCAACATTTAAAGAAAAATTATTACCTGGAACTTTATCATTAGTATTACACAACTCAGCTAGTAACGGACAGACCTATACTAAAACACTTACTGATAACAGTAAAGTAACTAGTACTGTGACCTTTACAGATGCAGGAAGAGTGTACGAACTAGTATCAGGTTCTTTAGGTAACGTAAATACTTCAGTAAATAACAATGGGTACACAGTATCTAACGGGTCATACGGTAAACTATTACCCGATGTTGGAGTAATATTATTAAACGCAAAAGCACTTGGTTCTACACCGGTAAGTGGAGGACTTCTATTAGAACTTAATGAAAATCCAAACAGTATTATTTTCTCCGGTAGTAAAAGTAACCTACAACAAGGATATGATTTATTGAGAAGAGGAAGCAGTTTTAGAATACAGTCTGAAGAAACTATTTCTTCTAACTTTGTATTTGTTAGAGCTAGAAACGGAGAGTTTAACTATTCAAGTAACCCTTCATTGATTACAGGGTCTGGAGAACTTAGACATTCTGTTATGATAGATTCTCCTCAATCATATATTACCGCAGTTGGATTATATAATGATAATAACGACCTACTTGCTGTTGCTAAGCTATCTAGACCATTATTGAAAGATTTTACAAAAGAGGCATTAGTAAGAGTTAAGCTTGACTATTAATGAATGAGCGCCTACAAAAAACTGAATCGGCAAGACGTATACGTATCTGATTACTCTGCACGTAAACAGTGGGTTGCTAGTGGTAGCTTATTAACTACCTATAATATAGAAACGCTCCGAGGGTTTTCTGGTTCAACACCCGGCTATCCTTACCCTGCTGACTTACGTAATAATCGATATGAAAAATTAGTATACGATAGTATAAATCATAATTTTTATGCTGATGGTATAGGTAGTGGCCTATTTAGCGGTTCAAGAGATCTTTCATTACAGACTTCATTAACAATTAGCGGTGCAAGAGATATTAAATCAGAAGTAGGAGTTATATCTATACCAAAAGACGTATTCGGTACTTTTGTAGTACCAAACACTTTTGAGTTTAAACCACTATTCTCTTCTTCATATGATGAATATATTTTAGATGGATACGTACAAGATAAAATGTCAGGTGAGGATCAGTTTATAGAGCATATAAATTATTGGTATAGCTCTAACCCTATAGATACAGCAGACTATGTAGTAGATGAATCAACCTATGTAACCGAGTCTGTAGCACCTGGAGCTGACTATCAATATACAGATATAGATAAAGGACAGCAAAGAATTGAAATAATAGATGACGGGAATGGAGCATTAATATTCTCCGGATCGGAATTTAATTACACAGAACCTAGAAAAGTTGTAGGCGATATTATTTATAATAAAGGACTGGCTGTGATTACAGATACAGACGTGGCTAGATATTTAAGTACTTATTCTAGACATATCCTGCGATGGAAATCAAACCAACCTATTTATACATATAATGTTCATTGTAAGGTAAAAGATTCTGAAATGAATTTTACATATAACCCTACTGCTCAATCAGGATCAGAGGGAGTGATAGCAAGTAATGTTAGTAGCAGCTTGTTTTCACCTTATGTAACATCGATAGGTTTATATAATGATGCTAATGAATTAATAGCGATGGCAAAAACAAATAGACCTATACAGAAAACCCAAAACAGTGATATGACTTTTGTTGTAAAATTAGACTTATAATGATAAAATTTAGAGCAAATAAAGGAACTGCATTAACCTACGCTGAAATGGATACGAACTTAGGTTCTTATTTTTATTCCAGCTCACTAGTAGGTAGCGATTTATACCTACACTACACTAGTAGCTTAAACGTTCCTATCAATCAATCATCTCACAGAATTCCTTTAACTGCCGGTACTGTAGCAGGTACTGTATGGAATGTACAATATAACAACAACGGTAACCTAGCCGGAGCACCAGACTTTATTTATAGCGGCTCAAAAGTAGGTATCAACAATACAGTTAATGATTTAACATACAACCTTGAAGTTTCGGGTAGTATAAGAGCATCATCTGCTTTACTATCTAACTCTGACGAAAGGTTAAAAGAAAATATTTATCCAATAGATAATGCACTCTCTAGGGTAGGTCAAATAGAAGGAGTATACTTTAATTGGAAAGATAAGAGTGAAAAGCAAGTTGGGGTAATAGCTCAACAAGTTGAAAAAGTTCTTCCGGAAGTTGTTTCTGAAGATAAAAATTCGTATCTTTCTGTAGACTATTCTAAGATTGTTCCTCTTCTTATAGAAGCTATTAACGAACAAAACAGCATTATAATGGATTTAGAAGAAAGAATATCTAAATTAGAAAAGTAAGATGGCAATTACATTAAGAGGAGATAAAGGTACATCATTAACGCATCTAGAGCTAGACAATAACTTTAGATCGTTTTTTTATTCTGCATCATATAGCGGAACATCAATATACCTATACACTTCTGCATCTCTAAATAATGAAATACAACTTCCGATGACTCCTCCTGCTGGGTATGATTATCATATTCAGTTTAAAGAAGGAAACGAACCATCGGGTGCAAATGCTAATTTTACTTCATCTGCTAACTTTAAATATGATTTTAGACAATCATCATTTAAAAACACAGGTTCATTCTACAACGTAGGATCTTTTACTAACACTGGAAATGCAACTATTGATGGGGACTTGACCGTAACAGGAACAGTTACTGCTCAAGAAATGAGAACAGAGTTTAACAACTCATCTGTTGTATTTGAATCAGGGTCAACTAAATTTGGAGATACATTAGATGATCAACATAGTTTTACAGGTAGTTTAGAAATAGAAGGCAGCCTAACTAGTTCTGCTGACATTTCTATAAAAGACTGGGGTAGTATTTCTAGTTCACTTCAAGTACTTACATCTAGTATAGCTGATCTATCTGGATCGGTATCTGCTAACTATCTACTGAATACCACTGATACCTTTACAGGAGATTTAACAGTAACCGGTAGAGTTAACGCAACTGAGATTAATACTACATATGTAACATCTTCTATACTTTATAACTCAGGTTCAAATATATTCGGTGACTCAACAACCGATGTACATATATTTACAGGTAGTATATTAACCGAACAGTCTATAACAGGCTCAGACGTAAGAATCAACCAATGGGGTAGCGTATCGGCTTCACTATCAAGTTTAGACACTACTATATCAGGATTATCAACAGACTATCCAGATCTAACTAACATACCAAGCGGTATAGTTTCTGCATCTTCTATCGCATCATCAGCACAAGGGGAAGTAGCACTTACTACTAACGGTGTTGCAGCAGCAGCAGTTGATACAGGACTTCAAACTACAGACAGCCCTACATTTGCTGACTTAGCTCTTACAGACTTTACTTCTGTATCTGCCTCTTTAGCATCTTTAACTGCTGGTACAATTACTATTAACAATGATGCTGATAATAGAGTACTAACTGCTAATGGGAACAGTACTTTAAACGGAGAGTCTAATTTACTGTTTGACGGGGATACTCTAACTATCAACGGAACAACTATAAGTGAGTTCGGACCATCTGATACCGATATAGCTGGATTAGTAGGAAGCTCATCAGGTAGTTTAATACAGGGGGATGAACAAGGACATGTAGTAGTAGGTATTAGAGGAAACAGCAACACAGATTCTTTTGCTGTCATCTCTGGTAACGGTGATTACTACAGTGATACTACGTACGATAAATTAGCATTTAAAGTTCAAGCTGACGGAGCTACCACAATAGGTGGTAACTTAACCGTGAGCGGTTCTGTGAATGTAACTGGAGATATAACAGCATACCATACTTCGGATGCTAGATTAAAAGATAATGTTACACCAATTGAAAATGCACTATCTAAAGTAAAACAAATTGGAGGATATGAATTTGACTGGAATAATAATTCTGAGCATAGCGGTCACGATGTTGGTGTTATCGCTCAAGAAATCGAAAAAGTGCTGCCAGAAGTAGTAGCTGAAAGAGACAATGGCTACAAAGCAGTACGTTATGAGAAAATCGTCGCGTTATTAATTGAAGCTGTTAAACAACAGCAGTCTCAAATTGATGAGCTAAAATTAGACATTCTAAGAACTAGAACATAGCTCAGCGGCAAAACTAAATTAATATGGATATGACACAACCTTCCTGGACTTTCCAGGGTAGGATCTTCAACGACATATCAGACTTCCCAGAAGATACTTATGGGTTCATTTATGAAGTGAGCCATAAACCTACAGGCCTAAAATATATTGGCAAGAAAGTCCTATACTTTGAGAGAAATAAAAGACTCGGTAAACGAGCATTAGAAGCTTTGAGAGAAGAAAGGAAAGCAAAAGGAATTGGAGGAAGAGTACCTTTAAAGCAAAAAATAAGAACTGAATCTGATTGGAAAGACTACTACGGGTCTCATCCTCAGATTATTAAGTTAGTTAAGGAGTCAACTGATTTAAGAGAGAACTTTGAACGTAAGATTTTAGATTTAGTACCTAATAAGAAGCTTCTTACATATTTCGAGTGTAAGCACCTATTTATTAATGACGTACTAGAAACATTTAGTCATCAATATATAAATGACAATATTCTAGGAAAATTTTACAGAAAAGACTTTAACAATGAAGCTAACTGATATTTTACTTAACGAAGAAAAAAACTGCGGGTGTGGTCAAACACCTTGTAAGACTTATGGAGTTAACGAAGAGCTAGGAGTAGCTAAAAGAGGACTACAGGCAATCTTACATAAAGTAGGACCAGAAGTTTTCGCTAAAATTATCATTAATGGTATAGAAGACGAAAATGATCAAGATGCTATTTTAGATGCTATTAGAAAAGTTAACATGGATCAGTTTGTACCAGATATATTTTAATCATGATACAGTTAAAAGAAGTCATAGGACTACCATCATTACAATACCATTTAGATAATGGTCTCACTTTATCAGAGAATGTCTACCGTTATTCTTCTGATGCGTTTATACAATTATTTGCTGAGGCAAGAGAAGCGCTTAGAGACGGTTCTATCACATTAAGTGAAGAAGATACTCATTTACTTGAAAATACCGATATAGGTGAATACGGTGATTATAACGGTATGAAAGTTCCTTTAGATCTTCCTATGGTCTCTCCTAAATATAATGCATTGTTTGAAATTGGCTGTATGATTGATGAAATGATCGAAAATGAAGATACAATAGATGAAGCAGCTTCAATCGATGAAATGATTGATTATGAGCTTATAAAAGAGTTAGTAGAGTCTATTGGAGGTACTATTAACATGGATAAGTTTAGAAAAGCTGTTAATATACATAACGAATCTTTCGACTACTCAGGATTCGATATGCTTAAAGCATCGGTTGATTATATTCCTGAAGCTGAATATAGAGGTAAAAAAGTACAACTTAACAAACCTAAAAGAGGTGGAAGTAAAAAATTCTACGTCTATGTTAAGTCTAAAAAAGGTAATGTTAAAAAAGTATCTTTCGGTGATACAGGTCTTTCAGTTAAGATCAAAAAGAAAGGAGCAAGAGCTTCTTTTGCTGCAAGACATAAATGTGCTCAAAAGAAAGATAAAACTAAAGCAGGTTATTGGTCATGTAATATTGGCCGTTACTGGAAATCATTAGGCGGTGGATCGAACTTCTCAGGTTACTGGTAGACCATACTCTGAAATAAGAGAAGATGGTTTTATTATAAGAGAATTCTCTCAGAATATTTCTCCATTTGAATTAGTATGGCATAGAGATAAAGCAGACAGAATAGTCGAAGCTATGCATGAAACTGATTGGCTGTTCCAATTGGATAACGAACTACCTATACCTATAGATAAAATATTTATTCCAAAAGAGACCTATCATCGTCTTATAAAAGGAAAGGGTAAGTTAAAAGTTAAAATAAAAGAGTTATAATGGCTAAACAATTTGGAGGCATTAGCTCTATATGGAGATCATCAAAAAAAAAGAGACCTGGGGTACATGCTAAAAGTAAAATGTCCCGTTCTAAAGGATCTAAAAACTACGTGAAGCCATATAGAGGTCAAGGCAGATAAAGTTATTAATATGAAACCAAGCGTACATCAATTCGGCGCTAGCGGTATATTCGTTATTAGCGATTCAAACAATATAGAAAGAAGACAAAGGTTTGTTGAAGACTGGAGTAATGTATCTAATTTTGATTATGAGTTTGTAGATGCTACTATGGGTAGCAGTATAGATGTTTCTAGTTTAATTAATGAAGGAAGACTTACTAAATTTTGGTGTGGTGAAGGAGGAGTAAGTAAAAACGTTATAGCTTGTTTTTTATCTCATAGAAAAGTGTGGAAAAGCATAAAAGATTTACCTCACGAAAACTACTACTTAATTTTAGAAGATGATGTTAGGTTAACTCCCTATTTTTTAAACACAGCATTTAGCAACGGAGAATTTAAAAAAGTACTCAACAATATTCACAAAGAAGATATAAACTGTTTTTGGTGGGGTAGAGCTGACAATAAAGTAATAGGTAAACAGTATAACAAACACTTGAAAGTACCTGATGCTTTTATTGCACTAGGTGCTCATAGTTATATGATTACACCAGGGTTTGCAAACTACCTATACAATGAAAGTTTCAACATAAGCTGTCCAGCAGATGTTTTTATAGATTTACTGCTCTTAGGAATAAAAAGACATTACACACCAAACTTTTCATATATGAGACAAATGCAACATATGATTAAGGATAGATTTTTTCCTTTAGATCACAAATATAGAGTCTGGGGCAGTACTACTCAACCTGATTGGACTGACCATACCACTAGGGTTTATGAAGGGTTGTACAAGAACGTATCACCAGATATTAGAAAATTTATTACTGATGCTTCTCAAGAATTCATTGCTGAATTTAAAAAAGGTATTTCTTTTAAGTTTGAGATATTTGAAGAGAAAGAGCTTTTATAAACTATTTATAAGTGTAAAAGCAGTAAAATGAAATTGACAAAAATTATATTATCTGAAAGTGTAAAAGCTAAGCTATCTAGTTTAAACTATAACGAGGTACATAAGCACCTTGGAGATGGATTTTCTGCTCCTAATCCTGACGATAGTTCAAGACGTATTAATTCTGAAAATGATTGGGAGTCTTGGAAACAAAGAACTATAGAGCAATTTGGAGATGTCGATATTGAAATAGACGATACTGCTGTTTGGTACGATAAAATAAAAATTATCGATCCTAAGTTTACAAAACAAAAAGATGACTACACCGCAGAAAAGCAGCTTGGTTAGATAGAGAGAGAGCTGCAGGTAGAACATCAGGATTAGACTAATGAGATATGAGACTATCACATGTTATATTAGGAGAGATTCTTTATTACGATCCAGACTTTGAAAGAGAAGTAGATAAAATAAAAGATCTAGGAGGTAAATACCTCGGGTCAGGAGATTACGGGGCTGCATACTTATTAAATGGACGAGTCTACAAAGTCACTACTGACGAAATCGAATTAGAACACGCACATAAACTTAAAGGTAAAAAAACTAATAACTTTGCTCACATTTATGATGCAGAGTCAATCACACCTAAACTTGGTATAATTCAAATGGAAGTACTAGGAGAATTTAAAGGTGAGATTCCGGAAGAATGGGTTGAAGCTGTAGAAGCAGAAGCAAAAAGAATGGGCATTAAACCAGATGAATTAGATATAAGACCTTCTAATATAATGGTGAATCAAAAAAATCACTTAAAATTAGTTGATATTTAAAAATATTCTTCTTATATTATATAGTAATAGTTACGGACTAATTAATGGATTATACTTTTCTACTAAGCTCTATCGAGGGTATTCTCGGTAAAAGTCATAAGAGAGCGAGGGACAATCATGCCTTTCACTGTCCTTTTTGTAATCATAGGAAGCCAAAGCTTGAAATAAATATGGCTACTAATGAACAAGGACAGAACCCTTGGGAATGTTGGGTATGTCAAACTCGAGGTAGAACTATACGCTCTTTACTTAAACAACTTAAGACTCCTAGAGATCAAGCTCAAGAAATTTTAAAGTACTTACCTAAAGGAGCAGAAGTAGAGTATAAGCAGCTATCTATAATAGAGCTACCGAAGGAATATCAACCCTTACATAATGCCTCACAAACATCTGTTGTAGCTAATCTAGTAAAAAAATACCTATATGAGAGAGGACTTACCGATATCGATTTTATTAAATATGGGATTGGATACTGCACGACTGGAGAATATGGAGGAAGAGTTATTATCCCAAGTTTTTCTGAATCCGGTGCACTCAACTTCTTTATTGCACGAACTTATGATGGCAATTACTTTAAATACAAAAATCCTGAAGCTTCCAAGGACATAATATTTTTCGAAAACTTAATTAATTGGAATGCTCCTATAATTTTGTGTGAAGGAGTATTTGATGCCTTAGCTATTAGAAGAAACGCTATTCCTCTGCTGGGTAAAAGCGTCTCTAATGCATTGTATAAAAAAATATTAACAAGTAATGTACATGACATATACATTGCGTTAGATACAGATGCTCGAGTTAGAGCTTTAGAAATTGCAGAGAAATTTTTAAATCAAGGTAAGAGAGTGTTTTTAATTAACCTTCCAGATAAGGATCCTTCTGATATGGGATTTAAAGCATTTACTAACCATGTACAAACCGCTGAGGAATTTGATGTTACATCACTTCTTAAGCACAAACTAGAATTATGATTAAACAAGGAATGAATATTCTCAAACAAAATGAGAAAAAAAGACTTGAGTTTAACCCAGATTTACAACAAATTAACTTTCTAGATAGGAGAGTTTATAAAAGGTCGGAAGGAGTATACTACCCGTCCGTAACTACTATACTCCAGTATATGCCCAAGAATAAGTTTTTTGAGTCTTGGCTCAAAGACGTTGGGCATAACGCCGACTATATAATGAGAAAAGCCGGTAAAGAAGGAACTCAAGTTCATGAAGCAGCCGAAGCATTAGTAAAAGGAGAGGAAGTTTCTTGGATGGACGATTACGGTAATGCAAAATATTCACAACTTGTATGGGAGATGATATTAAAGTTCCATAACTTCTGGTCAACACATAAACCAGAATTAATTTCTACCGAAGACTTCGTATGGTCTGATGAATATAAGTATGCAGGTACTGCTGACTTAGTTGTTAAGATGAACAACGAAACTTGGTTATTAGATATAAAAACTTCAAATAGTATACACAAGTCTTATGACCTTCAATTAGCCTCTTATGCAAAAGCATTAGAAGAATCTAAAAATATCAAAATTGAAAGAACAGGTATAATATGGCTTAAAGCGCATTCAAGAGGTCCAAGTAAGCAGAAAAATGTAATACAGGGTAAAGGTTGGAAACTATTACAGATAGACGAAATTGATAAGAATTTTGAACTATTCAAAATGATATACGAATTATACAAACTAGAGAATCCAGTTACTGAACCTATTTATAATAGTTACCCAACAACTCTAAAACTATGAGATATTTTATATTATTCTTCTTTGTTTCTCTTTTTACTAGCTGTGGTGTATATCAAATAAATACTACACCTAAAGTAAAAATAAGCAAAGTACTAACTATAACCTCTACAGGAGATACTTTAGCAGTTCCTCTAAGAGATTTTCAAAAATTTAATTACAATAATGTTTTCGACAATTACAGATGGAATTTTAACTACGGCTTTAACTACTACAGTTGGGGAAACCCATACTTTGGATACAGTCCAAATTGGTATCGTCCAAACAGCTGGTATTTTAGAGATTGGTATTATACTCCTCCTATTTATAACTATAGTTTGGAGGTACCTCAAAATAACAAACCTAGAGTTTACGTAAAAGGAAGAAGAGGAAGTAATACAGACAGTAACAGGATAATTATAAAACCAAATAATAATAACAATGATCAAATTAGTGGACCTAATTTTAGAACGCCAAGATCGACCGAAGGCAGTAATAATGGCAGGAGGAGCTGGAGCGGGGAAGACATATTTGTTAAACCAATTGTCCCTAGACAGCCTCCCATTATTCAACCCGGACAAGTACGTAGAGGATCCCAACCACCCGTACTACAACAACCTAGGAGCAGCATCAAACCAGGTAGCCAAGGACGTAGCAAAGCAGGCAGAATCCAAGAGTAGTTTTGTTTGGGATACAACTGCTTCTGGTAAAAGATTCCAAAAACAGCTAGACGATATCCTGGCTTTAGGATATGATGTCTACATGGTCATGGTGTACACACACCCAATGATTTCTTACATTTCCAACTTTAAACTTAGAGGACGTAACACTCCATCATCAGCAGTATTTTCTACCTGGAGAAATGTTTATGAAAAAATAGACGATTACAACAAAATACTAAATGGTAATTTATCTATATTCATAAACGATCACAATGGTAGGTTTAAAAAAGAAGTAGAAGGATTTGATACTGCTGCTAAAAACGGCATAACAGGTATAAAAGACTACCTAAAAAGATACAATGAAGAAAACGGAGTAGAAGGATCTAGTTTTTTCAAACCTGTAGAATGGTCAGATGAGGAAGAGCAAGAATTCAATAAAGAGGTGGGTAGTGTTGATTGGGATAAGAATAACAGATCAGAAGATAAGGCTATAAAACAAGCTTTTTTAAAAGCATACAGGAAGAATGGAGTAGGACCTGGTCAGGATAAGCTCAGAGATGCAGTAAAAAAATATAGAGACAAAAAAGTAAAAGATGATGCAGATGCAGATGCAGTATTAGATAATATTGCTGATATGATCTATAGTCCTAAGTTTCAAGCGAAATTAGAACATAGTACTCCGGCTGAAATAGATTCAAAAGTACAAGCATTTTTATGATAGCATTATACCCAGGAGCATTTAAACCACCTCATAGAGGTCATTTTAACGTAGTAAAGTCTTTACTCGACGGCTCTTATGATGGATCAGTTTATACTAAAGATGATTATGCAGACAAAGCATTAGCATTAACACAAGGAGATCAACCCACAGATACTCCTAAAATCAGTAAAGTAATTGTTTTTGTAGGTGCTGGAGAAAGGAACGGTATAGATAAAGATGAAGCACTACATATATGGGAAATCTATTCTAAACATTTAGGAGATGTAGAAATAAGAGATGGAGGACATAATCCTATGTTTGCAGCAAAAGATTATGCTCAAGAAAACAGTTCTGAACAATTTGTTGCTGTTACAGGAATTAGAGGAGAAAAAGATTTTGTAGATTTAAGAAGAGTTACTACTTTTAAAAATGCACCTAACGTTCAAGGTTTAGCATTAATGGCAAAACCAGGTTCTGGAGTTACAGCAACAGATTTTAGAAATAGTATACTTGCAGGAAATTTAGATAAAATTATAGATTTTTTTCCTGAGGAATTAAAAAGAGAAGAAATATTAGCTATTATGACAGATTTAAAAGATAAAATTGTTGCTGAAATAATAGGGACTAATATAGATGGATTTATAAATGAATATTTTGTTTCTGAGACTGCCAACCCTCAAGACGGGAAAGCAGCACCTTACGGCTCAGGCTATAAAAAAATAGGAATAAAAGAATATATAGCTTCGCTGCTAGAATATATGTTAGATCAAAAAATGAAAATAACTCCTTTACCGGAAATTAAATTAAGAGAAGATGAACAAAATGCTTCTAATTTCTTTGGTAGAACCGCTTATTATGATCCAACAGATAAAGAAATCGTATTGTTTACCACAGGTAGACACCCTAAAGATATAGTTAGATCATTTTCTCATGAAATGATTCATCATATGCAAAACCTACAAGGTAACTTAGGAAACATACAGACTTCTAACACTAATGAAGATGATAACCTATTAGAATTAGAAAAAGAAGCATATCTTTTAGGTAATATTACTTTTAGAAACTGGGAAGATTCTTTAAGATAAAGTTGGAAGTCTGCGTTTTTTTTCGTATATTTAAGTAAGTTTAAAGGTTATGAATAAAGAAAAAGTACAAAAAATAGTCAATGAGGTATATCCCCTTGTTGAAAAAAAATACGGATTTAGTAAGTTTTTTGAGTGTACTCCTTATATTGAGTACCATACCTCTATTTACGGAAGATTAGCTGGTGAAGAAGATGATGGAGAATTAGGAGAGGAAAATCCTGATGCTGAATTCGATAGTATTGATAACAGCATTGTAATCTATTTTAAAAAAATGAAAAATAGAGAACACGTTATCAGAACATTAGTACATGAATACCAACATTATCTTCAATCACCATTATGGATGAAGAGATATTATAGTATGGGGTATAATTATAATGATCACCCCTATGAGGTAGCAGCTTATGCTGAAGAAGATAATTGGAAAAATATATTTGCATGAAAAATAGTATAGTAGATTTATTAGAAGCTTACCCTCTTGCAGAAAAGAAAGAACTACCGCCGTATAAGATATACTGCGATATGGATGGAGTATTGACTGATTTCGAAAGTAGATTCGAACACTTCAGTGGAATGAACCCTCAAGAGTACGAAAAAAAATATGGAGATGCTGCCTTTTGGGAGTTGATAGATTTTAAGATTGGAGTTAGATTTTGGGTAGGTATGGGGTGGATGCCTCAAGGACAAGAGTTATGGAATTTTATAAAACCCTATAAACCTGACTTATTAACTTCTCCTTCTAGAAATAATGAATCTAGGTTAGGAAAAAACCTATGGGTTAGAAATAACTTAAACCCTAAACCTAAAGTTAATTTTGCTTTTTCAAAAGATAAACAGCAATACGCTCAACCTAATGCTATTCTTATAGACGATAAAAAATCAAACATTAACGAATGGGCTGCTAAAGGAGGCATTGCCATTAGGTGTAAAAATGGGGACGTTAACCATGTTATAGAAAAATTAAAAGAGCTAGGATATGAGTGATAATGTTCTTAAAAAAGAATTTAAACAATCAGATGTACAAAGAGTTAGAAATATAGTAAATAAAAACTATACTGCTAAAACTAAACTGCAATCAGGATATTCTAAAAAAACCAATAAACATAAAGAAGGTGATGTGTGGCAAGAATCAGGCAAAACCTGGACCATTAAAAACGGTATCAAACAAAACATTACTAAGCTTGATGCAGCTAAGAAACTTACTCAACTACCTCTAGCTTGCCCTAAGTGTAAAAATAGAATGAAGAAACGTTTAGATAAAAAAATGTACTTTATTCATGGTTTTTGTTTCGATTGTACTATCTTATATGAAGATAGCCTAAAAACAGCCGGTCTATATGAGGAGTATGAGAAAAAAATGGTCTCTGGTAATATAGAAGGGTTTATAGTTGACATGGAAAATTGGGTTAGAGAATCTTTAGAAGACCGTATCACAATGGTTACAGAACAAGGTGATAAGGAGGATTGGGGGAGTTTGTCTTCTGATTACAAAGAAAAGATTCTTAGCGATATGAACCAATATATTAAACACCTACGTGAACATGTAATTTAGTCTATTTATTAGTAACACTCTATTAATTAAATTAGACGATGACACAGAAAGAGCTTTTAGATTCTTTACTTCAAGAGATTAGACATATTAAACAACATATGCCCAACGGTGAGTTGAAGCAAATAGTTAAAGATATGGAAGATATGAAGGACGATCTTTCCGACCTTAAGTATACACTATTAAACCCAGAAAACGGAGTAATAGTTAATACAAATAAAAACACAGAATATAGAAGAGAACTTCAAAACAATGAAGATGATTTTAGAGCAAAATTAGCTGAAATAGAATCTTTAAAGACCTGGAAAGAAAATGTTAGTAGAGCGTTGTGGATCATATTTGGAGTTCTAGCAACTATCATCATCCGTATGATAATGATGCATTCAGATAAAATTTAAACATGAAAAGATCAGAAATTATTCAAGCAATCAGAGAAGTCTTGGCGGAAGAAAAACCAGGACTTTGGGCAAATATTAGAGCTAAAAGAGCAAGAGGTGAAAAACCTGCACATAAAAATTCTAATGCTCATAAAGATGCTGTTAAGGCAGGTAAAAAAATTAACAAAGAAAGTTAATGGCAAGCAATAAAATAAAACCTAGTACCAAAGAATATAAAAAAGATAAAAATGGTAAAATGACCAATAACTGGTCATGGAAACACTATACAGTAAGTAATACTAAAACTGAAGAATTAAAATCGTTATACACTAATTCAAATTATAGTAAGAAAAAGAAAATGATTCTTAAAGAACTTACTAAGAGGAATGTAGCAGTATGAAACTAACACAGCTTATACTTGAAGGTTTATCCTATAAAGTACCTAACTTCGATTACGAATGGGAAGAAGCTGTACGTTATCCTGAATTTAAAAAATTAGGTAAACACGATTGGATAGATCTAGCTACTAAAGGTAGAGAGGTAACTATCACATCTGCAAAAGGTATTAACAATACTGATGCTAATAATCCTAAAGCTTTTAACTCTTTAAACAAAGATAAGCGAGAAAGAACTTTAGCACAAATACAATCAGGCACAGTTGAAATGCCTATCGTTGCCAAATACCCAGATGGATATAAAGAATTATTAGGAGGTAATACTAGACTTACTGCTTTAATGGCAAAGAATGGTAAAGCTACTATCTGGATGTTTGATGTACCGGAAGATATATTAGATGAAAACTACGCCGACGATAAAGTAAAAGATCAACTGCGAAAATATATAGACGATTATACTGAAATTGATTTAGACTTACTGAAAAAACTACTTAAAGATAAGAAAAAGTATCCACAAGAACTTGATCCAAGAACAGGTGGAAACAAGTTCGGTTATAGAGGAATGACTTTTAAAAAAGAATTTATTGACAAGCTTAAACCGATTAGAACTTCAAACGGAGTTACAGAGTATGAAGCTCCTTCTAATTTAAAAGTTAAATCGAGAAGCGATAAAGGGTATTTAAGCTTTACAACAGACGAACAAGTAGCTATAGGATTTGGACATTACTCTGGGTATGTAGATCATAAAAAATCGCCTGGTAGAGTAGGTGGATATGTTAGAGCTTCTTTAGACAATCCTAACTTTATTTTACACCCTGACTTTACAGGAGAGCTTTCTAAAGATTTAGAATACTCAAAAGAATCTGAAAAAGAAACATTACTTATAGGTAATTCTTTTAACCCAGATAGAATTTATGTAGTAGATGAGAAACTCTATAAAGAAAACTACGCTGACGGTAAAGTAAAAGGAAAATCTAGACCCGGTAGAGTTAAAAAATCAGGTGCTTCCTGCAAAGGTTCTGTATCTTCATTAAGAGCTAAAGCTAAAAAATACGGAGGAGAAAAAGGTAAAATGTACCACTGGTGTGCTAACATGAAAGGTGGAAAGAAGTAATCGAAATAGTTATCTATTTATTTATATACGTATATAAAATTCGCTCATAATGACTTACGAAGAAATAAAAAGAAGATTATCTAAATGTGAGAAAACTTTAGAACTCTTCAAAAATAAATCATTTGAAAACTCTACTATAGCACAAAGACAAGCAGCTCAGTCAGAAATCAAAACCCTCAACGAAAGAATCGAACAATACAAGTCTCTTTTAATTAAGGAACAAAAGACTTATTTAATTCAACCTAAAACTGGAAATGCAACTGCAGTACAGTTAGGAGATGATGAAGTAGAAGCATTGAAAGATGCAGATGATGTTAAAGGAATTAAAGGTGTTGATGGAGAAAAAATAAAAGAAAACATAGAATTTGATGTTAATCAAACATCTCAAATCGCTAAATCCGTTGGAAAAGCTGTAGCGAAGGCTTTAAAAAATGCAGGCGACGAACTAAGTTCTATGAAAGCTAGACGAATCGAACCAAATAGCTTTGATATATACGTAACATATAAAAACAATAGTGACGATGAATTTTCTTTTTATGTAGAAAATAGTAATCTACACTTAGTTGATTTTTCTTTTGATAAAAAAATAGGAGAAATAGGAAATAAACCTTCTGGAGAACCTATAGTGAACTCAGATGTACTAGCTAATGAATTAACTAAACACTTCAAAGCAAGCACAGATCAAGAAGTTCAAGAAAATCAAGGAAAGGAAATAGATGTATATGGATACCAGACTAAACACTTTGATATATGTCCTGGTGCTACTAAATTATTTAAAGATATACTTGCAGGAGAATACACTGACGGTGTTCCTTCTTCTAATGAACAGACTAAATTAGTTAGATTAGCTAAATTACATGATGCACTATTTGGTATAGAAAAAGTAGTACTTAAAGGAGTAACAAGACAAGATGATCATCCGTTACTCAGTAAAGCTATAGATATAGCCTCGGACATTTACGAACTTGGTAGTGAAATAGGATTAGATGCTAATCATAGAGGAGAAGATTTAGACTATATTCAAATGCATTTAGAAAAAATTAATGATGCTACTAGAGAAGACGAAGATATAAAAGAAGGAGAAGGAGACGATCACCATTATATTAAGGTACCTAGAAGAGAGTATAAATCAGCAATGCAAATCTTAAACAGAAATGCAGAACCTTCTTTCGTAAAAATGGATACTGTTGATGATGATGGAATGGGTAATGTAATTATCTATTTTATGTTTAATGAATTTGCTGATGACTTTAATGTTGAAGAAAGAGAAGCATTTATGTACGATGCTGTTGAAGATCTAAAAGCTCACGGTATAGATGTTCAAGATCATAGTGCTCAACTAGATGAAGCAAGAGATATTAATGATCCTGCTATGGTTAGATATAGAGCAGCTAAAATGAAGCGTGATAAGTTTGCAGGATCTGACCCAAAAGCAGGTTCAACAATAAAAAGCACAGGATTCGATCCTATTATTTTAAAACTTAAAGCTAAAAGAGCCCAAATCATGAGAGATATGGAGCAAGAAGCTGAACCAGAAGGAGGTCCAATAGCAGATAAGTACGGTGATATGCTTAATAAAATTGATGCTGCCATCGCTAAAGCAAGAAGACTTAAAGAAGGTAAAAAAGAAACAGATGATTATGGCAGACCTCATGTAGATCCAAAAGGTTCGAGAACATACTTAGATCCAGAAGAAATGAAACCTTCTAATAGATTTAAAAAGATGGCAGGTATAAAAGAAAATCAACCAACAGCTTTTGATGATGAGAGTATGGATGCTTTACGTGATATCATCTTAAAATATGTTGAAGATCCAGACGCTGCAGAAAAACTAGTACAGCAAGTAGATGATCATGGGTTAGATTCTCTACCTAGTGATTTAGAAGCTCAACTAGAAAGAGACCCAGAATTCGAAGCTTGGTACGATAAATTACACAACGGTCCTTCAGCAGATACAGATTATATGCAAAGAAGAAAAGCAGATAATGATTATATGGAAGAAGATACTGACGTAGGACATCAAGATGATGAGCCAGATATGCTAAAACAATATGCTTACGACATTGCTCATTACGCCGCTAAACTATATAAGCAGTTAGATAAGTATGATAAGATGGACGGTGAAGTAGATTTTCCTAACTGGTGGCAATCTAAAGTAATCTTAGCAAAAGATTACATCTCTAAAGCACAACACTACTTAGAGTTTGAAGAAAAGCAACCTGCAATCGATCAATTAGCTTTAGAAGCGAAAGATTACACACCAGGTGTAACACTTTATAAGCCAGGTACTATTGCTCCTAAAGATTTATATTATTCTGATAAGCATGGTAAATTAGTTGCTATGGATGATGTAGATGATAAGTATCACGATAAACTAGAACTAGTCTATAAAAAAGGAGACAAAATAGAAGGACCTATGGATGAGTTAAAAGAAGAAGATAGAGATAACCCTTATACAGACTATAGAGATAACTCCGACGGTATGTGGGATGCCCCTAAAGATTTTGTACATAATATATGGCGTGTTGTTAGTATCTTTGGAATAGGTTCAGAAACCAAGAAAAAAAATAAAGCAGAATTAATTGATGCAATTGAAAAATTTGGGTATAAATACGAAGTTTGGAAAAACAAAGAGATTTACTATTATGTAGACGGTAGAACAAGACCTAAAAAGGAAGATGCCGAGAAGATAGGCCAAATCCGGGACAAGCATTTAGAACAAGAGCAAGCAGACTTTATTGCTAAGAGAAAATCAAGTAAAAAAGTTAAACCTCAAAAATTAAGTAAGCTTACCAAAGGAGGTAATACCTACAAAGTTGGAGAAGATGACCCTAATGATGACGGTACAATTACATCTATTGAAAAATATCCTAACGGATACTTTATTAATGGAGTAGTCTATGGAGACGACGACGGAGATGAATACGAAAAGGAAGGATATGGGTACGCTATCGATTTAGACGGTAATGAAATGGATGAAGATGATCTAGAAGGAATGTTTGAAGGTAAGTATAAATCAGATGCTCAAAGAAAGGCAATCTATGCTGCAAAAGCAGAAAAAGGAGAGTTAAAAGAATCTCCTGAACAAGATGAAGCTGTAATGGATTTAAGAAATCTTGCAGATGAAATCGAAGAAAAAGCAGAAGAAGCAAGAGAGATAGTAAGACAGAATTTCCCTAACGAACTTTCAAGATTAGACGGATACGGAGTATTCAATATGATATATTCAGATAATAGATAAAATGTTACTTTAGGTAAATTTATTGATGGTTTAGAAGATGGAGATTATGATGATTTAGATGAT